TGTGACCGGGTGTTCATCCCGGACTGCTCATGGCATTCGGTGTCGTATTCATACTCCTCCAGCATGTCAGCCAACGCACTGTGCAATTCGCACGCGGCAGGCGGATTGGTAATGCCCATCACTCCCTCCCTTCTGCTTTGGCGATGACTGCCTTGCATCGACTCAGAACTTCGTATCCGTAAGACCCCTGCTCACTACTGCCTTCGTCATAGTGGACAAGTTCCCGCAGGGCAGCCAGCATCTCCGGCGCAGCGGCGATGAGGCGGGCATTGGCAATGTGATCACAGTCCCATGGCACATAGGCCACCAGATCACCGCGGTTGCCGTCTGCCTGGAACTCTTCCTTGCTGCGGCTGGTGATTCCGAATGCTGCGTTGTAGTCGCCGTCCTCGCTTTCCTCGCCAACCGCAGTGGCGTAGTGGTAGTGCCACGGTCCTGGTGTGTGACTCATCACTCATCCTCCTCCAAGTAGTCGTCCGGTACCTCAACAATGCGGCACCTGCCCGCAATGTCAGTCAGCGGGATACGCTCCCGCCTAGCAGTGCTGTAGAAGCCCTGAAACTGAAACCGCTCGGCAAATGCCACCGCCGCAGCATGGGCCGATTCCAGATCCGGGTAGACCTCGTCAGGCGTTATAGAAAAACCGTCAGGGGATAGCACGTCGTACATGTCAGTCCTCCTTTTCGGCCAGTTCCGCGTAGTCACCAATCAGCAACCCAAACTCCTCTACGCTGCTGCATTCCTCTAGTTGGTCGTACAACTCAGATGCCTCGTCCCCCTGAAGGAAGACGGTGCCGTTGTCAAACTTCAGTAGCAGTCCATAACCCAGCCAGTCGTAGTTCATGCTCACACTCCCAGGTAATGGCCGACCGGGGCATCGGCCGGATGGATGGTGTCAAAGCCAGTGATGCCCACTGGCGCAACGAAGTCGGTCTCGCAGGCATCGTCCCGCTTGTCCTCGTCACCCTTGAGACGCAGGCCAACGCAGACGCCGACAGGGTCCAGAAACCGCAGTTCCTGCCGGTCGCCGTCCACCACAGGCCAGACCCTGCCAAACGGGTCAGTCCAGGTGGCAGGCAGGTAGCCGAACTTGGACCCCCATGGGTTCCACAGGGAGTCAAACACCACGGCGATGTTGGAGTTGGTGCGGTAGACCCTGTCCCAGTCCCTGGCCTGCGTACCGTCGTTGACGGAGTAGGTCAGGTGGTAGTTGGAGGGGACATTGCCCAGCCGCTCAGAGCATTTGGTGTAGTCCCAGAACCGCCACAGGAAGTCGAACATCTCCCGCACCAGTGCCAGCCAGTTGACATCGCTATCGACATTGGGCCGACAGGCGATCTCAGCGTCAGAGTGGTACTTGGTCAGGCTGGTCATCTGGCGCAGCAGGTACGCCTTGAACGACCGGGGATTCTCAAACAACCAGTTGGTCAGGTTGACCCTGGCCTGACGCACATGGTCAGTCCTGCCATGGCCTGCCTCCCAGGTGACACAGGGGCCAGAACAGGTAGACAACCCACGGGCATTGGCATAGGCGGCAATGTCATGAATGTCCTTACCCTGATCCAGCATCCACTCCATGACAGAGCGTTTCAAAGCCCGTGGACAGGTGTTATGTCCAGAGCTGTCAGACGATGCCAGTGAGATGGTGAAGACCTTGTAGTCAGTGCCATGGTGGGAAATCTTGGCATTACCCTCACCGGGCTGGAGAATCTGCGCAACCTTGTACATGGAAAACCTCCATTGCTGTCCGCACGGAAAGAGAGCCCATGCGCTGTCCGCACGGGGCAAAAGCCCCTGCGCTGCCCGCACCCAAATACCAGCCCCGGAGGGCATGGCACTGGGGGGCGACCGACCGAACCGGCCGATTTTCGTCGCCCCTAAATAGTTCACCGCGACCCGGAAAAATTTTTGGGGTGCCGCGGTGAACTATTCACGGGGGGCCGATCGACGGCCCCGCAGTTACCACCCCGGAGCCGATACCATGCCGAAGCAGATTCCCGACCCACGCGACGTTGAACTTGCCGCCCTCCGAGCCGAACTGGAGGCAGCCAAGGCAGCCGCCGCCGTTGCCAGTGTGAAGCGCATCACCTTCAAGGTGTCAGAGAAGGGAGCCGTGAGCGTCTACGGTCTCGGCCGTTGGCCTACGACGCTCTACCGCAGCCAATGGGAAGCGCTCATCGAAGCCACCCCGGCGCTGCGGTCCTTTCTTAGTGAGAACGCCGGCCGGCTCGCATCGAAGGAATGAGCGTCACGCCCCACCCCTCCCGGGAATTGGCCCGGGAGGGGCAACCGCCCCGGAGAATCGCACAGTGTTCACCGCCGAGATCATCGCAGAAACCCGCACTCACGGCATACCGATATCGTCGCTCTATCGTCACGCTCAGAACGAAAGCCTACCGGCAGTCGTCGCTTGGGTGGCGAACGTCACGCGAGCCTATACAAAGGCCACCGTGGCCTATGTCACCGTTACCGACAATGACACTTTACAGGTCGTCCAGCGCTACCGCTGGGAGTGTCCCGCCAACCGCAGACCGTATACACCGGCCAAGAGACGCAGACGTTGACTTTGTTTCACACCCTGCTACAATCCCAGTACATGCCAACGCTAGGCATGTAACACCCCGGAGAATTGAAACCATGAACCACCCCAACACCACCGCCGAAGAATGGAACGCAGCCCGCAGGATCATCTACGGGGCTGCGATCCGAGCCGGATACGATCCCAGCACCGCAGACGATCTAGCCCAAACAGCGCTGGATCGGATTCTCTTCCGGAACCACGCCAAACGCTGCCCCGCATCGGCCCGCATCGCCGCCGCATGGGAGGTAAGAGCATGCCGACGCTACGGGTGGGCTCGCCTCATGCCACGCGCCCAGCGCACCCGGGGCGATGAGCAGACACGCGCCGTGGAAATGGCGACGATGGCCGTCTACCGTGAGCGGTCCGCCAACCTCACGCCGTTGCAACTGGCCGCGACCGCCGATGGCTGGGGCAGTCTCCAACGCGCCGCAGCAACCCGTGCCGCCGGAGCGGAAAGCGCCCTAGATGCCGTTCTGGCGTCGCAGGGGATCGGACCAACCGCCGCCGTCCATGAACCCGGCACCACGCCGAGCATCATCGGCACCGGCCCGGGAACGGCACCGCCGACACGCGGCACGCCAGCGCAGCCCGGGGACGGAACGGAACACCGCGGGCTTCCGTTTGACCTTGAAGCAGAGTACGCCCGGGCCGCAGACCGCCCGGCCCGGCCCGCAGCCGAGCCACGCCCGTGGTGGCAGGCCTGACCAAAGGGAAACGCCCCCGGGGCGCGCACTGTCGCCGCCCCGGGGGATGACCCGCCCCACCGAACACGCCGCAGCATGCCCCAACGGGGAAGCGCGGCACCGCCCCGCGACCATCGGCACCGGGTCGAAGGTTGCAGATGCACGGCACAACGCCACGCCACGCGGCCGATCCCGCCCGCCACCGCCGCATCCACGCGGCCCAAAAGGGGGGAATCGCCGTACGAACGTCGGCAGACGCGCAACCCCTTGCACCGCCGAGGCTTGCGGCCCGGGGCGATGAGCAGCCCGGACGCCGCCGGACCGGGGCGGCGAGGGGGTGGTGGATCGGAGGGTGGCCAAGACGCCCCCCGGCCCCCCCCCAATCGTCGAATCAGTCATTTGTCATATCCCCTCCTGGATTTTTTCCCACATCCCGGTTCGGCGTGGTTCCCGTTTGCCGGCCCCTAGCCGAATTTAAATTGGAAGCTTGTAGGGGTGGGGATGCCCCTAAATCGATTTTCAACTTCTTGCTTGTATAGGTGGGGGTGCCTATTGCCCCCGTCCTCGCTCCCAGCAGGTTTTCGGCCCCCGGTTCGGCGTGGTTGGGCATTAGTCCGCATGGACCCAGCCTCCCGCATCCGGAAGCTCTTGGCCGCCCGCCGTGCGATGGTGGACCTGCCGTACAGGTCCCTGGACGCTGGCGAACTCAAGTACCGGGCCCTAGAGCCGATGGCCCATCCCGTGCAGAGCGGCGCAGACCCTCTGGTCCAGTACGCCGAGGATGCTCTGAAGGCGGACGGCTGGGAAGGGCTCTTCGTTCACAGTCCTGAAATCTATCAGGACAAAGGAACCATCGGTGCGGTGGTGTATCCGGTTGGTGACAGGAATGTGCGTCGCCATGAGGTGATGCATGGCTACAACCGCGCCGCCATGTTGGGCGTTGACGGCATGCCCTGGCAGTCACGTGCGGTGGCGGCTCTGGACCGCGTTCCTGGCCTTGGCTTGGTGGCGGATGAGATGGTCGCCCGCATGGCCGGCGGTAGCAGGCCGTTTGCTGATGTGCCGTGGGACGCCTACCAGAGGTCCTACGCAGACCAGGGCAAGGACGCTGCGGCGCGGATAGCCGGCTTGCTGCATGGTGTCCAGCGAGTTGCCGACGACCCACGCACGCCCATGCGTGTTGGGCTCGCTACCGGATTGGCAACGTCGCCTTGGTGGTTGGATGCCCTGTCTCAGGACACTGAGTAAATGGGCGAAGACATCTACTGGTTCCTTTTCTGGCCGGATGAAGACGATGAGTGACCGGCCTCAGATGGCGTAGGGTGCAATGGCTGACTTCGCCGCTTCCATCAGACGGCTACTGCCAGTTGCAGGGGCGCGCGCCAGGTCATTGCCGCCTGTGACCAGGCACAAAGTCCTAGACGCACTTTCGGTCACCGGCATGAATCCGGAGGCAAGGCGAGTCAACAGCAGCAGTTATCAGACTGGCATGGATGAGCTTGCCAGATCCGTGGCAGAAGAAGGGGTAACGCAGGAGTATCTAGATTTTCTTGCTGCCCATGACGTGACAGCGGACGTGATTGACCGCGTCCGTTCTGGACAGCTGGACATGTCACCGTCCGGGCGTGAACAGCGAGCCTACGCCTTGGGGTTTATGCCTGGCCAGACGATGTACCGCTGGGACGACCCTGGGAAGGCTTCTGTTCTAGGGAGATCGCGCAACGGACTTGTGTACACGTCGTTCACGCCGGACATGGCTCAAAACGCGGCGCAAAACCCATACGCCGTTTACCCGCTATGGGGCGCACGCCATGTCGCCGGCCTGGACCGGGCTCCGCGTCCTATGGACGTGGACGAACTCCTGGGAAGACTGCACCGCCTGGGCGGATCGGACAATAAATATCAATGGCACGCTTTCATAGCCGACAGAGACAATGGGTTAGCATCATCTCAAAGGACGGGTGTTGAGCTGCCTGGTAAGGATGCCAGCGACGAAGCGTGGTATCGGCTGCCGGCCGTCCGTTACAGGGCGATAGAACGCGGAGGATCGGCGTATCCTTACGACAGATTAGAAGAATCGCATCCCATGTACGGTCAGTGGAACGAGGCGGCCAGCTTGATTCCAGAAATGAAACAGATGGGATACCAGGGGATCCTGGTTGGTGACGAGTCGCCGCGTAGTGTTGCGTATTTTGGAAGCAGCGCTGACAGTCCGCTGCCGTCGGTCCGGCACAGCGGTTTGTCTGCCTTGGACCCAGAGTACCGATACAGGCGGAACATGTTTATGTCTCTGCCGTTTTTACTGGCTCCGCAGGTGAACGATGAGTGACCCAAACGGAGACAAGATCCGCAAGCTGCGGCCTGGTCTGTGGGCCAACATCCACGCCAAGCGTGAGCGTGGTGAAGCTCCGGCCAAGCCGGGTGACAAGGGCTATCCGGACCAGAAGCAGTGGAACAAGCTCAGTGGCAAGTGAAGACAACATCCGCCGGCTGATCCCCAACCGTCCCGTGCGTGACACGCAGGGTGGCAAGAAGTTCGTCGTCCGCGCCAAGGTGGGCGACGAGGAGCGGATCGTCCGGTTTGGCGATGCCTCCATGGGCCATTACCGGGACGGCTCCGGTGGCGGTCATGGAGATGAAGGCCGCAGGGCCAACTTCAAAGCCCGTCACAACTGTGACGAGAAGACCGACAAGCTCACGGCCGGCTACTGGTCCTGCAACTGGAGCTGGTAATGCCCTGCTGCACCTGCTGCTGCGTCAAGCTGGATGGCGAGTGCTGCGGCCCTGACGGCAACAAGGTGTGCTGCAAGGACCCGGACGTGTGCTGCGGCACAGGAGAGTCCCAGGTCTGCTGTGAGAATCCCAGGGAGTGCTGCACTGTCTATGAAATAGGGGTTGGTGAGTCAGAGGTCTGCTGCACCGAGGCCCAGTACTGCTGCAACGACGGCCAGGGCGTGTGCTGCAACAACGATCAGACCTGTTGTCCAGGTGATGTTGGGGCAGTCTGCTGCGACCCTGGCGAGACCTGCTGTGCCGGTGTGTGCTGCCCAGAGGGCGAATGCTGCGTAGACGAGGAGTGCGTGCCGTGCGAGTGCGAGTCCGACGAGGACTGCCCAGAGGGTCAGTGCTGTAACGATGGCGTGTGCGGCGAGTGTCCAGAGTCATGCGCGACAGACGCAGACTGCGGACCCTGTCGCTGTTGCGTAAATGACCTGTGCCAGGACCCCGGTGGTGTCGAACTGTTCCCTTTTGAGCCAGGCGGCGCAAACGTATGCCCCCCTGGGCGAGCCTACGCTGGCTCTCCGGAAGGCACTTCGGATTACTACTGTTGCGTTGGCAGCGGTAGAGCTTTGAATCCGTTCCTGTGCCCTGGTGCCTGTTGCGAATCAGCAGACGATCCGCCATGAAGCACCTCATATCCATAGCCAAGCTGGAACAGGCCGCCACCTCCCGTAAGCCCGGGTACACGGAAGAGGTCTTGCGTTTTGCCACCAAGGTCTCCGACACCCACTTGGAGATGCCGGAGCATCACTTCCAGAGGATACGGGCCAAGTACGCACCCCACCCCGGGCCAGGCACAGAGCTGAAGGCCATGTTGTCCACCATGGGGATCCACGCCTCCCCTACCTGCAAGTGCAACAAGATGGCCCGCCAGATGGACGAATGGGGTCCAGACGAGGCCGTGAAGCACATTGAAGAGATAGTGGACGTGATGGAGGAGACGGCCAAGAAGCGTGGCCTGCCGTTCATCCGCACTGCCGGACGTGCCCTGGTACGCATGGCCTGCTGGAAGGCCAAGAGGAAGACCTAATGGACCTGAATGCGATTCTGGAGGAGTCGATCCGCAGAGGCTTTGCCGAGCAGTTTGGCGATCAGCCCAAGGAAAAGCGGGACGAGATCCCGGCCAATCCCTTGGCTCCCGTGGGTCAGCAACGTCGCCCAGCCAACAACCAGGCCAACCAGCAGGCGAGACCCCGCGCCGCGTTCAACATTCCGCAGGTCGGTCTTCCTGTCCCTGTCATTACACCTGACGTTCAGGCAGGCGTCCTGGCCAAGGCCGCGGACGACGTAAACGACGCCATCGGTGACGAGATGAAGTCCCGCGTCTCCCAGCTCCGGGAGATTCGTCGCATGGAGCATGAGAAGGACATCGAACAGATCCGGGCTCAGTCCATGCTGGAGCGAGTCCGCATGGCCCGCCAGGCTCAGGAACTCTCCTCTCCCATGAGTCCGTTGCTGATTGATCTCACTGGCACTGCCAGGCAGGTGGGCTGATGGAGCCGGGCCGTGATGGAATGGTCCTGCAAGAGGCGATGCGGATTGCAGCCCGCATCCGCGAGCTGCGGGACGAGGCCGCCAATGCCTCATTGCCGGAGCATCCTCGCCCAACGGCGGCTGCGATAGCCGAGCAGTATCCGTACCGCACCGACTTCCTGAACTCTTGGTCGCCCCAGTACGTCAAGCCACAAGGGATGTGGCAGCGTGACCAGCGGCGTGCCAACATCATCGACGGAGTTGAAGAGGCCCTCCGGGGAGTTCCAACCGATCTCAGGCAGGACGTGAAGGGCCGCCTGGGGTGGTCTGGGATGGACACGTCCCAGCTCCGGTCCGACACATTTTCCGCAGGCATGGCTCCGCCATGGTCCGGTGCGTCACGCACGGGTGCTGTCATGGCTCCTTTCCAGGCACTGATGAGCGCTGGCCAGATGGCAACCGATCAGGTCCTTACCGCCATGGGCGAGCCTGCCCAAAGCCCAGAAGCGGCTGCGCAATTCTCCAACGCAGTGGATGGCCTGACTTACCCACTCACGGCTTATGTCGGCCGCCGGCCAGCGCATTTGCGGGCTTACGACGACTACCTTGCCGCGGAGCGTGCACGGCCCCTCTACGACGTGAGCCGCGAAGACTATCGGCCTCCACCAGAGCTGACGACCGTAGACGAAACGGACTTGCTGCAACGGGCGTTCCCTGATGCCTCACCATGGACGCACGTCCTTGGCGGGCTCGTCCTGGGTACGGCCACGGATCCGTTTGTGCCTTACGCCGGCAAGGCAATCCGGCAGTTGCCACGGGCTTTTGCCGAAGACGTTGGCGGTGGCGCAGCGTTTGTAGCCCCGTTCGCAGCGGGCAGCATGCTCGCCCCGGACGGCGCTCAACAGCGGCAAAAACAGGCGATCACCTCCGAGCTGCTGCGGCAGTACACGTCGCCATAGGCAAAATCGGTTTGCGATCCGCAGACCACGGGCACTCTTTCCACAGGCACCCCCTGGCCACCTGAAAGGAAAGAGATGAGCGACGACGCAATGCCGTCGCCGGAGTCGCAAGCTCCGGAGTCGGCGCCGCAGAGTGCGGCACCGCAGCAGTCCTTTGACAACTCGCAGCCCACGCAAGCATCGGCCCAGCCGGCCGGGAGCGTCTATGACGCTTTCAAGCAGCTGCCGGAGTTCAACGGAGCCGATGACGTAACGATCGCTCGCACCCTGTATCAGTCGATGCAGGGCTACCGCGACGCCCAGGGCCAGCTCCGCCAGTATCAGTCCATGATGCCGGCGACCCTGGAGTACATGCAGAACGCCGAGCAGTACCGGCAGTGGCAGGCCCAGCAGAAGGCCACCCAGCAGCAGGCTCCCGCCCAGCCCAAGTGGTGGGACCCTCCGCAGGTGAAGGACGAATGGCGTCAGTACATCGTCCGGGATCCTGAGACCGGCCGCGAGGTCATCGCCCAGGATGCACCGATCGACGCCCAGGCTCAGATCAGGGCGTACCAGGCGTACACGGCCAACTTCGCCAAGAAGTTCGTCACCGATCCTGAAGGGACCCTGAAGCCCTTCATCGAATCGATCGCCCAGCAGAAGGCCCAGGAGCTGGTTCAGCAGCAGCTGGGTCAATACACCGCACAAAACTACGTGCAGTCGTTGGAGCAGCAGAACTCCGACTGGCTGTACGACGGCAACGGACAGGTGACCCCAGAGGGTCAGGCCATCCGGGGCTACATCGCACAGGCCGCGCAGGCGGGCATCGCCACGGCTGAAGGGAGATGGCAGTACGCAACCAGCATGCTGGAGCGTGATCTGCTGAATCTCCGCTATCAGCAGGTGCAGCAGATGTTCGCCACGCCGCAGGCGCCTCCGCCCCAGCCGGAGCCGCCTCCGGTGGAGCCGCAGGCCCAATCGAACATGCAGTTCCTGCGACAGCGTGCGACACGCGCGCCGAGCAGGAGCGGCGGGGCTACGGAGCCGCGGGTTCCGCAGTCGAAGATGAGCTTTGAGGAGCGTCTACGGGCGCAGCTGGTCAAAGACGGGTCCATCTAGGGAGTTACTAAGCGATGCCTTCGTCCACTGATTTCGCCCGGTCGATTGCAACGACGATCGTCAACCACCTGCGTGAGGAGGAGATTGCCTCCCTCCGCAAGTACATGGTGTTCGCTGCCATCGAAAGTCGCGGCAACATCCGGATGAACATGGCCGGAAGGGGTTTCGACTGGGAGGTGTCCTATAGGCTGCATCAGCCGCAGGGCAACAACGGCGAGACTCCTCGCTCCTTCAGCCGCCAGAATTTGTGGAAGAAAGCGGAGCTTGAGTACCGGGGCTATCAGGCCACGGACATGATCTACCGCAAGGAGCTTCTGGAGAACCGAGGCACCAGCGCCCTGGTCAACGTGGCCGGCAAGATGGCCAGCCGTCTCCTCACCTCCATCGAACAGTACCTCTCGCAGGAGGTCTGGAATGACGGCAATGCCAGCGGCAACGAGCTTCGGTATCACGGCCTGGAGTCGTTCTTCGGCAACAACGGCACGCTCCACGTGACCGATGGCACCCAGCGTTCGGCCAATGCTGCGGACCCGTTTGCCTACCCGTCGGATACCTACGCCGGGCTCAACACCCAGCTGGGTTACTACGGCGGCTCGCAGCTGACCGGCACGTGGCCGGGCGGCAAGGCGGACAGCGAGTACGATTTCTACTCGCCCATCCTGGTGAACTACACGTCCACGTTCTGGGGCGGCAGCTCTGCCACCTGGGCGGAGAACTGTGTGAAGGCGATCCGGGCCGGCTTGCATTACGCCAAGCGGAACGACACCAAGGAAGACGCCATCGATCTGGTGGTCCTGGACCGGAAGCTCTACATCGACTTCCTCAACAAGCAGGACTCCAAGGAGCGCGTCATCGTCTCCCGCGAGAACGGCCTGCGGTCGTTCGGCTTCAACACCGTCGAAATCGACGGCGTGGAAGTGGGCACGGAGTACGCGGTCCCGGCGGACACCGGATACGGCCTCGCCATCGGCAACATCGAACTCCTGAACATGGAGTCGCAGATGTATAACAGCGAGGGGCCGTTCTACGACGAGGTCACCCAATCGTATCGCTACTGTGTCTCCACGCTGGGCAACATGAAGTTCAAGTCGCCCAGGTCGTTCATCAAGTTCAAGAACTACGCCTGACCCGTTAGGAGTGAGTCGCATGTCTCTGACGATCGATCCGCCGTTCGCTCTTGGCCAGACCCTGGGCGTGTCGTCCACTGCCGATGGTACGGGTTGGGTGGGCTGCGTGAAGCAGTTTCCCGACGTGAACCCTTCGACGGGTGCGATCCGCAGCAACCGGCTGAAGACCTGCATCGCCGTCCGCAACAGCTCCGGTGGCGCCCTGCTGCCGAAGCGGGTGGTGCGGTTCCGGGTGGGCACGGCCGGCACGGCGGTGTTCTCCGAGGTGGACGGCTATTCGGCCGTCACCAATGAGGAGCGTGTCGGCGTCGTTGACGAGTTCCTCCCGGCTTCCGGGGTGGCGTCCAACGACGTGTTCTGGGTGACCGTCTCCGGTCCGACCGAGGTGGCTCACGCTCTCTCCGGTACTGAGGTGGCGGTGGGCGACCGGCTCGCGGCGATCACCGCTGCGACGGCCGGTGCGACCACGGCTGGCCGCGTGACGCCGAGCGGCGTTGGTGCGGCGACCACGGCTGCTGGAAACAACGGCCTGGGTGTGATCGGTATCGCCTGCTCTGCCGGTGCAACGACCGGCTCCGCGGTGCTGGCGATCGTCAACTGCGGGGTCTGAACCGTTCACGCCCTTCTGGGGCTAGGGGGAAGCCTCTGACCTGGGCGACTGGGTCAGAGGCTTTTTCTGTAGATGGACGCAGCCATACCCAACCTGGACTACCTCCGGCAGCTCATCAATGAGGTGCGACAGGCGGAGCCCCAGATGGATGCCGAGCGGCTCAGGATGCTCCATGGGTATGGCGTGGGCACTGATTCCATGACCAACAAGCAGGGCGAGCGATGAGCGCGTTTGGGCATGCCGGTTTTGGATCACGTGGTCGCCAGAATCAACTGCGGGCCCAGGGGCAGATGGACCCCTACGGCAATCAGGTGCGCCAGGCCAAGCAGGCACCGACGTTCAACATCTACAACCAGCAGTCGCAGCCGGCCCCCAGCAGCCGGCCAGCCACTCCACGCCCGCAGCCGGCGAGCATGCCTGCCTACGGTGGCCAGCCTCAGACCGGCGGACCAATGCCGACCATGGGTCAGGCCCAGCCAATTCAGTCTTCCGGTGGCGGTACGTCATCGCAGCAGGGCGGCCAAATACCAACCTATGACGATTGGATGCGAGGCCAGCCACAAACCGGCGGACCGACGCCAACTTCTCCTGGCGTGACGCAGCCATCTACTCCACCATCCCAGCCTCAGACCGGCGGTCCATTCCCAACCTATGACGACTGGATGAGCGGCCAGGGTTCCAGCAACTATGTCAACCCTCCGACGGGCGGCCCGTTCCCCACATATGACAGCGTCATGGGGCCGCAGACCGGCGGTCCGATGCCGACCATGGGACGGGCCCAGCTAATTCCTCCCGCCAGCGCGGGGACTCCGTATCAGTCATCGACGGGCGACAGTGGCTACCAGCAGCGCGTAGATGCCGCAGCCCAGCAGTGGGCAAGTACGCCAGCCGGATCTCAGCAGCGTGACTGGGCTGGGAATACAGCCAGGAACATGCTGCGACGAGCCGGGCCTGGCGAGAACCTGATGGACGTGGCCCAATCAGCAGCTGATCGGTTGGTTATGAACGGCTACGCATCAGATGCGGCATCTGCTAGGCAGTCAGTGTCTTCTGCACTACCAGATAATATGCGGTCACAATTCAGCCAACGCATGCAGCAAATCGATTCGTCGGCCGAAGCAGAGCGTCAGCGATTGGCCAGCCTTCCGCAAAACCAACCGGGATACAACCCGTTCCCAGGCGGCGTGACGTTTGCAGACTTCTGGGGGCCCAATGCGATGCAGGCCCAAAGTTGGCATCGCAACTACAACCCTGACGGATCAAAACGCATTATCGGTTGGGGCGGCGGTGGTATTGGCGTCGCACCGCAGCCGATCTACGCACGGTAGGAGTGGTCATGGATACACGTAGCAATCAGTCCAACCCATTCATGGGTTTCACGTCCCGCAAGGGCGAGCGTCCAAACACGCCCGGCTATGACGCGCAACCGCAATCCGCGCCGCTGAACATGAGCGCGTTTCAGAGGCAGCAGGGCGTACAGACGCCGTTCGGCTCCATGCCAAGCCTTCAGGCGTACCAGAACCAGCAGGACGCATTCGTCCAGCAGTTCCTCCAGAACCAGGCCCAGTACAACCAGGGCGTCATGGGTGGCCGGCGTCCGGAGCCAGTTGAACTTGGGGCGACATGGGGCCAGGCCGCCGACAACATCAAGGAAGGTCGCTATCAAGGCAATCCGTTTGCCACTGGCAACGTGGATGCTCTGATGGGCATGTTCGGCCAGTACGGATTCACTCCGCCACAAGGGTTCCAGGACCAGCTTCTCTCCCAACTAGGGCAGCAGTCGGCGCCGCCGATGTACGCGACACAGCCGGCGTTTTCTGTGCAGCGTCCAATCAACCCCGGCACTGGCCTGCCATACGGTCAGCCGTTGACCGACCTCCCAATTGGCCCAAACGGGGAGTACTGGCCCGCTTTCCGAAGCCCGCAGCAGCCTGCGTCTCCGCCGATGCACCCGCCAACGGCCTTCTCTCCTGTAATGCCAGAAGGCTATCGCCCTGCCGGGACGCCCGCCATGTCAGACAAACCCGCCCGGGGGCTCGTTCCGCATGTATTGAATGAGGGCTCGCTGTCACAGCGAACAGTTTACGTTACACCGCAAGATAAACAGCAACTAACTGTAAAAGCCGACGAACTCCGAAGAGACGAACAGCTACATTACGAGTGGTGGCTGCGCAATACTCCGGAGGGCGCCGCCGAGCAAGAAAACCTAGCAAGATTGGCGGCCCAACAGCCGGGCCAGGGCGGGCCAAACGGAGTTTACCAGCTTGGTGGCAAACTGGCCGAAAGAGGTCAGCCCAGCTCATTTGCCCCAGGCTACGGCGGGTCAATTAACGCACCTCCTGGTTCGATGCGAACACAGGATTTCCGTGACCGAGACGGCGACATGATTGACGACAGGGACCAGCCAGGACCCGGCCTACCACCTCCAGGCGCAGCACAGCCTATCCCTCCAAGCCAGCAACTCTCCCAAGTCGATCTATCGCAAGACCCCGGATATCAGCAGTGGCGGCAAACAATAAGGATCACCGCCGACTACCGTGGTCCGGAAGGCGAGCGTCTCCGGGAGCAAGCACTACAGCGGCAGTACCTAAATGAGCGTGGGCTAGGCGGTGCTGGAATGCAAACTCCAGGGGCTGCCCAGCCGATCCCTGGAGTCAACTACAGCCTGCCGTGGCAAAACAACCCGACTCAGCCGCTGCCGGAGGGGATGAAGTGGCAAAAGGTGAACGAGGGTAGCAGGTCCGAGGGGTGGCTGCCTGTTCCGGGCTCCGGCGGCCCCGGCCTGCCACGTCCCGGTGCAGCGCAACCGATCCCTCCGGGCCAGCAAATGACTGCGCAGGATGACCAGGAGTTCCGGCAGTACATCGCGAACGCTAGTCCGGAGGACCGGGCTAACTTCGCCAATTCCTGGCGGCACCTAACAGAAGGCAATGCCAGTGACGCAGCCAAAGCCGCAAGAGAACAATCGCTTATGCAGATGATGGCCCAGGACATGCGTGGAGGCGCCGGCTACGTGGATGCCTTCAACAGGGCCATAGAGCGGCTAGGACCAGAGCCGATGAGAAAGATTCCTAGCTATGACACCGTCGGCCCCCGCGGTCCGCGTGCGTACTCAGATGCCGAGCTGCGGTCACTGTTCGACCAGAAGAAGCTGGCCGAGCGTGCGGCCCCAACAGACCAGCCCTCCACAATAGAGTTCCTGCGCAGCCAGGGGCTTATCGAACTAGACGAGGAGGGCGCCGTCCGGGAGACGTTTGCACCTGGCCGGGCATCGCCAATTCCGACACGCACTTCTGGGACGAAGCGTGGCACGTCAAAAACTGAAGACGATGACACGCCCAAGCCGCTCCGGGCTTCTCCAGGCTCCAGCGGCCCAGGCTGGCGAGAGTCTGGCGGGTTCCGCATCTACGATGGGTACACCGATCCGCGGGGAACAGGAGTAATCGGCAGCGACACTACACGGCCAGGAGAGCGACGAGATCCGGTGACGGGGCAGCGTCTGTACGATCCGTACACCGACCCAGTGGCAACAGGTGGGGCGAGGATAGGCGGGGCATATAGGTCGCCGTCCAACAACAACACCTGGGGTCCGCCCACTCGCCGCAAGCGGTAGGTTTGCACCGACATACTGGCCGCCCGTACACTGACGGCTCCCCCTTGGAGCCCAGGCATGCACCAGAAGTTCAGCGTCGGATTCTGTACGTTCTCCTACGGCGGCAACGGCGGCATCTCTTCTGAGGTGCCTGACATCCGAGAGTGGATGGTGCCGCTGGTCGCAGACCTGTCCAAGTCCGACAGGATCGAACAGGTCCGCATCTGGAACCTGTCTGACACGCCCATCACCATGACCCGCAACCGGGCCGTCCTCATGGCCAGGGACTACGGGCTGGATGTGCTGGTGATGGTGGACTCCGACATGAAGCCGGACATCAACGCCGGCCAGCCAGGGGCGAAGCCGTTCTTCCACAGCAGCTTCGACTTCCTGGTGAATCACTACTTCAAGGGGCCGTGTGTGATTGGGGCCCCCTACTGCGGCCCTCCTCCGGCGGAGTGCGTGTACGTGTTCCGCTGGCAGAACATGCAGTCGGAACACGCCAATCCGGACTACCAGCTGGAGATGTATGACCGGAACACCGGCCACAACATGACCGGCATCCAGGAGTGCGCTGCACTACCCACCGGCCTGATCATGTACGACATGCGGGCCTTTGACGTGACCGAGCCGCGGTCCGAGGCGGACAAGCCGTGGTTCTACTACGAGTGGAAGGACCGCTACGCCGCAGAGAAGGCCAGCACCGAAGACGTGACGATGACGCGGGACCTGTCGCTCGTCGGCGTCCAGAAGCTGGGCTACAACCCGGTGTTCTGCAACTGGGACGCCTGGGCTGGTCACTGGAAGCCCAAGTGCGTTGGCAAGCCTGTAATCATAACCGCCGCCCATGTGTCGGAGAAACTCCGCGGTGCGGTGGAGGCCGGCTGCGTCACCAAGCTGGTGGATCTCCCGGAACCAACCTGGCTGCCCAAGAGCTTCAACGACATGGGCATGGACCTGCCGCAGTCGGATGCCGAGGCCCTGGCTGCACTGGTGCAGAAGTTCCGCGACGAGCATCGCCGCAAGCCGGTGGTGCTGGAAGTCGGCTCATGGGCTGGCCGCAGTGCGATCATCATGGCCCAGTCCGGGGCGGCACATGTGACCTGCGTGGATACGTGGGGCGGCAACTCCAACGACGATGGTTGCAAGCAGTATGACGGCCAGGCCGGGGCGCCGTTTGAGGTGTTCCAGCGCAACACCGCCGGTATGAACATCTCCGCCGTCAAGGCCAAGTCGCCTGACGCCGCAGCCAAGTTCCGGGACGGCCAGTTCGACATCGTCTACATCGATGCCGAGCATGACTACGAATCGGTGAAGCAGGACATCCTGGCCTGGAAGCCCAAGGCCAAGCACATCCTGGCGGGCCATGACTACCACGCATTCGATGGCGTGAAGCGGGCGGTGGCTGATTGCGGCTTGGTGCCAGTGGTTAACGGGAACGTCTGGCACTGCAAGCTATGAAGAAGACCTGCATCGAATGTAAGCAGGAGCTGCCAGAGACCAGTTTCCATCGGTCAGCCGATGGCAGGATGCACCCCAAATGCAAGACGTGCCGGTCGTCCTACGAACGAAAACGCCGCAAGAAGAAGAAGGACTCGCGGCTGGACGCCATAGAGCAGGACGCGGTGGACGTGTTCTGCAAGGCGGCCAGGCTGGGCGGGTCAACGATCCCCCACAGTGCCGAGCTGATCGAAGTCCTTCTGGAGTACTTCGGCGGCGTGCGTGGTTTCGGCAATGTGTTCATGAAACAGTACTACGATTCGCCTCCTGGGGGGGCTCATCGGACGAAGATGCTGGAGACGCTGGTGCGGCTGGTGAACGCCAACACAGCCATGGGCGGTGCCAAGAAGCCTCTGTCGGTGTGGACCGAAGACGAGCTGGAGGAGGAACTGCGGCAGCGCCTGATGGAGACGGCCATCACGCTCAAGGCCCTGCCTGTCAGCCGTGCAGTGGAGGTCCTCAGTGAAGCCGCACCCGCGGAAGGTCCCGGACCATCCTAAGCCGCCGGTCGTCCCCGGCGTGACCCAGCACACGCTTGGCCACCTCAAAGAGGTCCAGGCGGAGCTGAAGAGTCGGAAGATCGAAGCGCTCAGGCTGTATGAGCCCATGCCGCTTCAGCAGCAGATGCACGCCAGCATGGCGTCTGAGCGGATAGTGCTTGGCGGGAACAGATCCGGCAAATCGCTCTCCACGTTCGTAGAGGACGCCCGTGCATTGACGGGTACTGATCCGTTCGACAAGTACCCCAAGGAGGGCGGCAACCTAGTGGTGGTGGGCCGGAACTGGCCGCACATCGGCCTGGTGGCCTACCCCATGCTCTTCAAGGCCGGTGCGTTCCGGATCATCAAGGACCTGGAGACGGGCGAGTGGCGTGCGTACCGCCCTGGCCAGGACGCCGCCCGCCGAGCCGAGACGAAGCCAGCGCCACCATTGGTGCCACCCAGACTGGTCGAAGACGTGTCATGGGTGCTGAAGAACGCCGGGTACTGCCAGCGTGTCGTCCTGACCAATGGATGGACGGTCAACTTCTTTTCCTCTGAGGGTGAGCCACCCCAGGGTTTTCAGGCCGATTTGGTGCATCTGGACGAGGATATTTCTAATCCCTCTTGGGTGGGTGAGATGCAGGCCCGTTTGGCTGACCGTAAGGGCCGGCTGGTGTGGAGTGCCATGCCGCACTCCAAGAACGACGCCCTGCTGGGACTGTGCGAGCGGGCAGACAAGGAGGCCGAGGAGGGTAAGGAAAACCCGCAGATCAAGAAGTTCGTCCTGAGATTTTTGGACAACGACCATATCGATAAAGAAGAAAAGGAAAAGAACATCGCCCGGTGGTCAGCCCTGGGCGTCGATGAGCTGCGGATGCGTGCAGAGGGCGAGTTCACCCAGGACTCCATCCTCATGTACCCGTCGTTCAACACCATGGTCCATACCCTCCCCAGATCGGAGCTGCCTGACGGCATCGTTCCGCCTGACTGGACGCGCTACGTATCGATCGACCCAGGACACACCGTCATGGCCTGCGTGTTCGCAGCAGTGCCTCCGGACGAGCGGTTCATCCTGGTCTATGACGAGCTGTACCTGCGGAACGCCAACGCCCTGATCTGGGGCGAGGCGTTCGCAGCCAAGTGCGAAGGGCAGCACTTTTACGCTTTCATCATGGACATGCACGGAGGTACACTGAGGGACCTTGGTTCAGGCAGGCTGCCATGCGACCTGTATTCGGAGCAACTCCGGGAACGAAACATCCGGGCACAAATGTCTGGGTTCCAGTTCGTCCCCGGGTCCGACGACATCCAGGCGAGAACCGCCCTAGTGCGGCAAATGCTGCACATCCGCGGTGACGGCAGCACTCAGCTGAAGTTCCTGGAGAACGCTGTGCCAGAGCTGTACCGCGAGCTGCGTCGGTACAAGAAGAAGGTGGTGCAGTCCAACAACGGTCCGTTCGTCACGGACATGCCCAACACACGCGGCGAGGTCCACAGCTGCCAATGCCTGGAATACCTCTGTGCCTATGAGCCGCAGTACCACCAACCGCCAGCCCGGCCAGGCCCTGAGCCGTGGTATGTCAAATGGCGAGCCGAGCGTCTGAAACGTCAGGGCGATGACGGAAAGGGATACGTATGCCTGGGACCGACGAAAAAGTGAACTGGAAGATGCCGGCCGCCTCCGTGGGCGACACGGTGCTGTATCAGGCCCATGAGGGGTCTGATCAGGTGATGGCGTTCGTCATCAAGGTGGGCCAGGACACGCTCACCCTCTGGGCCCTGTCTCCAGGGTACGGCGGGGTGGAGAAGCCCAGCGTCCGCCACCGGGATGACCCTCGCCTGGACGACAGCACGGAGTGGCGGCGGTTTGGCACTTGGACCTACGCCCCGCGGGATCCGCGTGTCGCCCAGCTTTCTGAGCGGGTTGCGATGCTGGAGCAGAAGCTGCGGGGCAATAAGCAGTAGCCCAGGGCCCTGCCATGCAAGAACACCCGCTCCGGCCAATCGTCCAAGGTTGGCTGGAAAAGATCGAACTCGCCAAGGAACACAAACGGCCTTTTCAGGAGGACGCTGATGAGGCCATGCAGTTCTATGACGGCGAGAACGCCTGGATGTTCCGCAATGACTACACGCGGGGCGTCAAGGGGTTTGTGAAGGGCCTGGCACCGCCGGCCTTCCGCATGACCATCAACCGGGTCTGGGAGGCCGTTCGCCTCTTCGGCGCGGTCATCCATCACCGCAACCCGGTGCGGAACGTCACGGCTCGCCAGTACCCCATGGTGAGTCCGCAGATGCTGGGGATCTTTCCCCAACCTCCCGTGCCGCAGATGGGGCCTGACGGCCAGCCCGTCATCGGCCCGGACGGCCAGCCGGTGATGATGCCTGATCCGGGCATGCAGATGTACCAGCAGCTGGTCCAGCAGACCCAGTTCCTCTCTGAGAAGCGTGGCGTCATCGCCAAGCTCCTGGAGGAGTACCTGAACTACACGCCCAACGAACTCCACCTCAAGGACCACAGCCGCAAGGTGGTGGATGAGGCGCTGATCAAGGGGGCCGGGTGTTGGTTCACGGAGTTGTTCCAGTTCCCAGGAACGGAAACCCGTGTCGCCGGTTCGTTCTATGAGACGTTCGACGCCGTCCTCTGGGATCCGGACGCAGACGACCAGCAGGACATCCGCTGGATCGCCCGCCGACGCACGCACTCACGGGACTTTGTCGCCCAGAAGTTCGGCGTCCCGGAAGAAGACCTGAAGGGCCACAGTGAGTCCTATGACTCACGTAGCCGCCGCCGTGAGGTGGGCTACGAAAACAAGAAGAAGAACGGCAAGACCAACGACCTCGTCACGTACTGGGAAATCTACAGTAAGACGGGGTTCGGAGATCGCCTGAAGGATGCGGACCAGAAGCTCCGTGGCAAGTTCGACGCCCTGGGGGACTTCTGCTACATCGTCGTCTGCGAGGGCGTGCCGTATCCGCTGAACCTGCCGCCGGACATCATCCAGGACGAGGTGGACGAGAGCGGTCTGCCGCAGCGACTGTTCCAGGCGGCTCAGTGGCCCATCCCGTTCTGGGTGGAGCCGGACGGGTGGCCCTGCACCATCCTCCAGTGGCACGGCAAGCCGGGGTATTCATACCCCATCTCGCTCATTAAGCCAGGCATCGGTGAGCTGCGTTTCATCAATTATGCGATGAGCTTCATCGCCACCAAGATCGCCACCTCCAGTCAGACGCTCATCGGCGTTGCCAAGGCCGCGGACAACGACCTGAAAGCCAAGATCCTGGATTCCGATGATTCCGGCTTCAAGATCGTAGAGATCAGTGAAGCGATCGGCCGTTCGGTGAATGACGTGATCAGCGTCTTCAATCTTCCCGGTGTGCCGAATGAGCTGTTCCAAATTGTGGCCGAGGTCACCAACCTGTTCGACCGGCGTGTCGGTCTGACAGAGCTGATTTACGGCATGTCCAGAAATCAGTTCAGGTCAGCCGCAGAAGCCGCCGTGAAGAGTGAGCAGATATCAGTCCGGCCAGACGACATGGCGAACCAGCTGGAAGACGCCATGTCCCTCCTGGCCCGCAAGGAGGCGTTCTGTGCCAGGTGGCTGGTGCAGCCGCAGGACATCGCCCCGCTGCTTGGTCCCATGGCTGCGGGTGCGTGGCAGATGCACGTCCTGGCGGCAAGCCCGGACGAGATCGTCCGTGAGTTCGACTACCGCGTTGAGGCTGGAAGCGCCAGGAAGCCCAACAAGGGGACCAAGGTCGAACAAATGAACCAGGCCCTCCAGGTCATGATGCCCGTGGCGCAGGGCATGCTCCAGGCTGGGCAGCCGCAGCTGTTCAACGCACTCCTGGAAGACTGGGGACGATCCATGGACATCGACGTGGCACGGTACATGGTCCCGCCGCCTCCGCCTCCACCTCCACCGCAGGAGCAACAGAATGCCAATCCCCCAGCAGGTGCTTGATGCCGGTCCGGAGGCGGTGCGGACCTACAAGGCCGCCCTGCCCTACGGCGAGAAGTGGGCGTCTATGTGTGCGCTCCAGTGCCCTCCCGGCACCAAGGGCACGGACCGGGCGTTCAACCAGGGCCGGTACAACCAGCAGCAGTTCGATGACATGCCCAAGCTGATGGCGGAACACATGCTCCGCGAGGCCCGCGAGGCAGGGATCAGCACGGCCGGCAAGCAGTACGTGGGCGGTCTTGCAGACAAGCGGGCTCACAAGGACCCGGAGGCGTGGGTGGATTCAACGGCCGACATCGTCCGCGTGGCCCGGAAACGCAACCTGACCGTGGAGGGGATCGTCAGCCACAAGGGCATTCCTGTTCCTCCCAAGCGGGCGCCGCTGTCCGAGAAGATCATTGCCGAGGACATGCGGCACTACCGCAAGCTCCATCCCAACAAGAAGGCGGGAGAGCTACGGGAGATGATCATCGCCAAGCACTCCTATCGACCGAAGGGTAAGTGACATGCCGTCGATCAAAATCTCCTCGCTTCCGGTCGGTGCCGCAGACCCAAACGCCATACTGATCATCAACAACGCCGGCAACACGCAGACCCAGCGTGTGACGGCTGGGGCGATTGCGGCACTGTCTGGTCCGGTCCATTCGGTCGCTGGGAGGACGGGGGCTGTAGCCATCACTTCAGGTGACATCAGCAACTTCAACACGGCAGTGGCGGTGGTTGCCGGTACGGCATCGCCCGTGGCGTCGGTCAACGGAGTCACTGGGGCTGTGAGCCTCAACGCCACATCAATCGGCGCGGCCCTGGCGTCTCACAGTCATTCGACCGCAGACATCACCGGCTTCAACAGCGCCGTGGCTATCGTCGCCGGAACGGCTGCCCCGGTCACGTCGGTCAACGGCTTTACGGGGGCGGTCAGTCTGAACGCGACAACGATTGGTGCCGCCCCATCGTCGCACAGTCACAACTCAACCGCGGTGACAGACTTCGTCACTGCCGTGGCTACAGGAGAGCGATGGGCCACGGTGACGATCAGCAACTCCGTGATCTCCACGGTAGCCGACGTGTACCGCCTCACCTCGTCAACCAACACCGAATTGCGTGGCATCACCAACGCCGTGCGTGACGGGTCCACCAGGGCCACGTTCGTCAATGTGGGAGTCAACAACGTCACGTTCGTCCACAATCACAGCACCGACTCTGCGGCGTTCCTGTGCCCGGGTGGGGTGAACTTCTCACTGGGCGAGAACCAGTGGGCTCACGGGCGCTACGATCCAACCAGCCAACGCTGGCGAGTGGTGCCCAACTGCTGCGGCGGAACGTGATCGGCCAGCGGCTACTCCGCATCGGCAGCCTGCTGTTGCGTGCGCCATTGCGCAGCGGCGTGGCGATGGCCCGCGCGGCCCAGGCAGACCGCGTCGAAGACGCCGTCCTGGAGTCATGGATAGCCGAGGAGGCGGAGAAGCGTGGCGTCAGCCTGCCCCGGAGGTCCGTGTCACGCATCCTCGCCATGGCCAAGCGAGCCGCCAGGACCAAACGGCCCGGCAGGCTGGCGGTTGTGTGCTGCCACTTTAATCCAGCCAACTGGTCCAGGCCAAGGGACAACTACCTGCGGTTCCTGCACTCCATGGAGTGGCACGGTGTGCCTGTTTTCAATGCAGAGGTAGCGTTTCCTGGGCAACAGTTCCCAACGACCGACGCCTTCCTCCAGATCCACGCACGGGATGGCCAGGCCATCTGGCAAAAGGAGCGGCTGATCAACCTGCTGGTGGAGGCCCTCCCAAAGGACTTCACGCACATAGCCTGGATCGATGCCGACATCCTGTTCCTGGACAGGGACTGGCCCTCCAAGACCATGGCGGCATTGGCTGAGTATCCGGTGGTCCAGCTCTGGAACCACTGGCACTGCTGTGACGAGGACGGTGCGGTGGTCCAGGTCCTGGCCGGCGTGGGGCCGATGGCAGAGCGATACATGGGGGCAGGAGTGAGTTCCCCTGGCGGGGCCTGGGCGGCAAGGAGGTCCATATTCCCTCTCTATGACAAGCACATCGTCGGCTCCGGGGACGCCATGTGCCTGGAGGGATGGATGGGCCTGGAGCATTCCCGTTGCCTGGGCCGGATGAGCGAGGCAATGAAGCGTGACTACGAGCCCTGGGCCAAGACGGCCTGGAGCAAGGTGGGCGGGAACATCGGAGCCCTGAAGGGCGAGGCGTTTCACCTCTTCCACGGAACCCGTCAGGACAGGCAATACGTGGACCGCTGGCAGCCCGTGATCAACGCTGGATTCGATCCTGTGGAACACCTCCGCGTTGCGGACAACGGACTCCTGGAGTGGACCGACTCCGCCCCGGACGGCCTGCGTGCCTGGGTCCGCAGGTACTTCGCAGCCCGCAATGAGGATGGCGGGCAATAGATACCAGGGTACGCCATGAGCAGAAACCGCCTTCAACTCCGCCGGGGTCTCGCGGTTACCTGGACAGAGCGCAACCCCGTCCTGCTGGCGGGCGAACTCGGTTTGGAACTGGATACCAACCAGTTCAAAATTGGTGACGGTGAAACGGCATGGAATGCCCTGCCGTACTACACCGCCTCCGCCAGCCTGGACAACATCACTGAGTTTGAGCTGACCAGCGTCCAAACGGGTGATGTGCTGCGTTACTCGTCAGGGAAATGGCGTAACTATCCAGAGCAGGAAGTTGTCAACGGAGGTGATTTCTAATGGCTACGTTGCGGATCAAGAGGCGTGCGACCGGCGGTGCGAGTGGGGCGCCCAGCACGCTCGCCCAGTCAGAGCTGGCGTTCTCTGAAGTCGATGACATCCTGCACATCGGCAAGGGATCCGGCGGCGGTGCGTCCGTTCTGGCTATTGGCGGGCCTGGGGCGTTTCTCAGCCTGACGGCCACGCAGACGGCCAGTGGCACCTACACGTTCTCCGGCACAGTCAACCTGTCCGGGACGTTCAAGATCGGCGGTACGTCGGTCACATCCACCGCGGCTGAGCTGAATACGCTGGCCGGCGTCACGGCCGGCACCGCTACAGCGTCCAAAGCCCTGATCGTTGATGCCAACAAGGACATCAGCCTGGGGACGGGTGACCTGTCCTGCACCGACGTGACCGCCAGCGGCAACGTCAGTGGCACGTGGAATGGCGTGTCCATTGGGGTGTCCAAAGGCGGCACCGGCCTGACTTCCGCTGCCAAGGGCACTGTGTTGGTCGCCAATGACACCAACACCATCAGCGCCCTGGATGGCGGCGGCACCAGCAACGGCGTCCTGTACTACACGGCCAGCACCGACACCATCTCCTGGGCGACGGAGTTGGACGGCGGCAGCTATTGATGACCATCAAGATCAAGCACAAGCGTGGCACCGCCTCTGCGGTGGCGTCGGCTAACCCCACGCCAGCGGCCGGGGAGCTTGTGTTTGAAACGGATACCCGTCGGTTCAAGCTGGGTGATGGCAGCACCGCATACTCCTCGCTCTCCTATGTCACGCCCTACGTGACGGCGACCGACAAGTTGCTGGGCCGCTCCTCCGCCGGCGCCGGCAGTGCGGAGGAGATCACCTGCACGGCGTTCGCTCGCACCCTGCTGGACGACGCCGACGCCGCGACGGCACGCACCACGCTCTCCGTGCAGCCGACGGCGAGTCCTACGTTTACGGGCAACGCGCGGGTAAACAGCAGCGATTCCGCTACGTCGCTTCTCGTCAATGGCGCTACCAAAGGCGTGCGTTTCAACACCAGCACGGACGGCACGCGAATCGAAGGCGTAGACAACACAGGTGTCGGTTCGTATCAGCCGCTGATCCTCAATGGATCGACGGTCACCATCCAGAGCAACGGCGGAACGTCCGCTATCACCGTCGGCACAAGCCAGACCGCCACGTTCGCGGGGCAGATCGTCGGGCAGGCGGGGGCCGTCCTCACCGGCACCGTCGCAGGCAACGTCCGTCAACTGCGGATGCAGACCAGCGGCAGCACACGCTGGGAGGTTGGGCCGGGATTCGACGCTGAGAGCGGCAGCAACGTCGGCTCCACGTTTTGGATCACGCGATGGTCGGACGCTGGCAGTTTTTTGGGCACGCCGATCTCCATCGCGCGGGCGACGGGTAACGTCACGCTAGAGAATCAACTGCTTGTATCCGCAGGCAGCGTCTCAGCGTGCAGCGTGGCACCGAGCGGCGATCCAAATACGGGGCTGTATTTCCCGTCTGCTGACGTTGCGGCGTGGGTCACAAATGGCACCGAGCGGCTGCGCGTGGATGCGAGCGGCTACGTCATCATCTCCAAGTCCGCCAGCGGGACGACCGGGCCTGAAATGGTGCTGCGAAACACGGCGTCACTGGCGACCAGCAATGCGTGCAGAATTTCCTTTCTCACCGACTCTGGAGCGTCTGTCGGCGGTACGCCAAATGGCGCAATAGATTGCATCAACACAGGTGGGGGCGGTGCGTCGTCTCTGGCGTTTTCGACGTGGAACGGCTCGGCTATTGGCGAGCGGGTGCGGATTGATGCGTCGGGGAATGTGGGGATTGGGGGATCGCCTTCCAGTCCGTGCCACATTAGGGCAAATAACGCCGACGACGGCGTGCTGCACGTAGAGCAGGACGGCACCGGGTCGGCGTCTGTGCGATGCGATTACGACGGCACAGGTGCGCGTTCATGGATTTTCGGCACCGCCGGGAGCGGGTATCGCGGCGGCGGATTTGGCGGTGAGTTTTTCCTGTATGACGAAACTGCTACGGCCGAGCGCATTCGCGTCAATAGCACGGGCGAGGTCATCGTCGGCGTCACCGACCAAGGCGCATACAACCTCCAATGCAACGGCACCGGAGTGTGGGGTGCTGGCGCGTATGTCAACGGCTCCGACGAACGAATCAAGAACGACATCGCTCCGCTGTCGTCATGCACCGACGTGATAGAGGCTCTGCGGCCCGTGACATTCCGTTACAAGGAATCATGGAGCAAGGATCAAAGCATCCAGCCGGGCTTCATTGCACAAGACCTTCAACAGGCATTGGCTGGTCAGCCGTACCTAGACGGCGTTGTCCAGCAGGGCACGGAGTATCTGTCTGTCGCGTACCAGACGCTGATCCCGCTGCTCGTCAAGGCACTGCAAGAATCCAACGCACGCATCGCCGCACTAGAGGAGAGGATCAATGGCTGACATCCCCACGCTGTACTGCGCCGAGCCGCTGGACGTGCCTGCAAAACTGTTCGACAAGCTGTGGGTGCGTGAAATCGTCTTGTCCAGCGTGACAGGCGGCGAAGCCGAAGCCCGTGTGACACTCGTCCGTTTCCGCACCACCGAGACCGGCGTCGAAGAGGCACCGGCCGAGCCGGTGCGGCTGCACGTGCGCGACCTGCTCGCGGGAGCGGAGGCAGACGCGGACCTCGCGGCGGCGGTGGGGGCGCTCATGGCGTATGTGGCGAAGGTCGGCGTGGCAGAGGGCGTGGTTGCTGGGTGACGAATGCCATACCAAACCTACTACGATCTGGTTGAGAACCTCATCACCACATCCGGTGGCGGCGCTCAGGATGCGGAGCAGAGGGACATCCGCACCGCTGTGCAGCGTGCCTACCAAGAGCTGGGCTGGATCAAGGACTGGGAGTTCCACCAGCAGACCGGCCGCGTGGTCATTGAACCGGCGTGGCAGGGCGAGGTCACGTTCGTCGCCTCCACCAGGACGATCACCAAGACCGTAGGCGATCCATTTCCGGCCGGCGCCGCCTACTGCTTCATCCGCATCAATGACGTGATCGCCAAGGTGGCCACTAGGACCAGCTCTAGCGTCCTGGTGCTGGACAGTGCGCTGACCTACCCGGAGGACTTCAGCACCTCCACGGTCGCCCTGCTCTACCGCACTCTCTATCCGCTGCCAACCGACTTCCGCAACCTGGACAAGCCGATCGACGAACACAGTTGGTCGGCATTCAGCTACGTGTCCCAGGACGAGGCAATGAAGATCGAACGGGTCCTGGACGCCCAGGGCCCGCAGGCGTACTGGACCGTGACGCGGGACGACATCACTGGCGGTTGGGCGATCAGGATTATTGGCTACCCGGCCCGCCTGGAGACGATCGACTTCACCTACCGTCGCTCACCACGGCAACTACGGTACTCAGGCCATGAGACGGCAACTAGGGCTGGGACTGTAACTGCCTCTGGAACCACCGTCACTGGCACGGGAACGTCGTTCAACTCCGCCATGGTCGGATCGATCATTCGCATTGGCACGGCCTCCGATAGCCCGGAGACCATCAGCGGCCTCAACCCATATGTGTCTGAGGCCAAGATTACGGCCGTCGCCAGCGCCACCAGCCTGACGGTCAACACATCGCTCACGGCCTCGTCCGCCAAGTACCTGATCACGGACCCCGTGGACTTCCCCCCCGGGATGACCAACTGCCTCCACAGTGCCACGGAGTACTGGCTAGCCCGGATCCGCAACCAGAAGGCTGACCAGGCGTTCTCGCTCTACCAGCGCGACCTCCGCCTGGCGATGGAGAACGACCAACTAGCTCCTCTCTCAGGGGCAAGGCGGGTCATGTGGGACCTCTCCGGCTGGCGGTCAACTCCGCAGGCCGACGGCGTGGATGGAGGCTCACCGTGATCATCATTGATCAGTGGTCCGGCCTGGTGACCAATGCCTCCCCATACGGCATCAAGCCAGGGGCCGCGGTCACGCAGGTCAACCTCCAGGTCCTGTCGCCTGGCGAGCTGACCGTTCGTCCCGGCACGGTCGCCCTGTCGTTCAGCAAGCACACGGGATCAACGTCTGGGATATGGCGTTCGTTCCGCTACCCGTCGCCCACCGAATCGATCATCTACCAGTCACGTGACGGTGTGGTTCGGATCGCCCAGGGGCCGAGCTGATGCAGATCGCAGCACGCACAGCCGGCGGGCTGATCAGGATATCCGTGGGCACGTTCGGTGCGAGCTACTCCGCACCGCCAGACGTGACCATTTCAGGCGGCGGTGGCACAGGCGCACAAGGCGTTGCCCACATCGACGGCGGCCGTGTGCAGTCCGTGGTCATCACTAACGCCGGGACTGGCTACACCAGCAACCCTACGGTGACCATTTCCGCCCGGGCGCAAGGCGTCACCGTTCAGTCGGTGACCGCAGGCACAAACTCCACAACGGTCACGCTGGCTTCAGAGGTCAGCTCCACGTCCTGGCCGAGCATTCTCAGCGGCGGCACAACCTCCTCCGTGGTGCAGTTCTCTAACGCCACCCAGCTGGTGGTATCAGGGACGGCTGCGACGACTGGTGCCGCCACGCTCTACCACAACGGCTCAGGGGCTACGGCTAGAGCTTTTGCCTACACGGGATCTATTCGGCCGCTGACGTTCTACGCCGGTCGCTACAACGACGTGTACGGCGTGGACGGCATGGGGCGTGGCATCCGGTACATCCTGTACCCCAAGCCAGACTACGGCGAGTGCGACCTGGAGACGGTCGCAGGCGACACACTGGTGTCCGAGGCCGGCGACACGCTCATTACGGAATATGGGGCCGAGGTCAACGCCCGTCCGATTGGGCTGAACAAGCCTGCGGTGGGACCATCCATGACCGCCGGATCGACCGGGTCTGGGCGATTCGTCGGTGCCGTCCAAATGGTCCGCGGTGGAGCCGGCTACGCCGGGGTGCCTACCGTCACGTTTACTGGTGGATCCCCTACCACCACAGCCAAGGCCCGTGCCGTGGTGATTCAGGGCCGCGTGGACCGCGTGGTCATTACCGATGTGGGAGACGGCTACCAGGCCACGCCGACAATCACCATCTCCGGTGGCGTTGGCCAGGGAGCTACCTTTACGCCCGGCCTGCTTGGCGAGGTTGCTAGCCTAGACGTGATCGCCGGAGGCACTGGCTACACGTCGAACGCCACCACGTCTCCCACGGTGGTGTTCCACAACACCCAGGGCCTGACGCAGGCATCGGCCCGTGTGTCGGTCAATGAGCGCGGTGCTATCGACGGCATCTCCATCTTGGCCAGCGGCACTGGCGCCACGGCAACCGGCGTGACGGCATCCATTACGGGTGGAGGCGGCACTGGCGCGCAACTTGGCGTGCGAATGCGGTATCAGGTGACGGCGCTGACCGTCGCCAACTCTGGCCAGGGCTACTTCACTCCACCGCTTGTCACTATCCAGCGAGACCCGCTGGACACAGAAGCCAGCGATGCCGCGGCCACAGCCTCAGTCGATGCCGACGGCCACGTGTCGTCTGTCACGCTGATCACTGGAGGCCAGTACTCGCTTCCGCCAACCGCTTATGTGGCGAACTCTGAAGCCAGGGCCCAGGCGTCCCTCCGTGAGCGGATGCGTGGAACGTACTACTGTTGCGTGCGGTACTACGACGACACACCGGAGAACCAGAACGGGCCATGCTACAGCTCCATCTCAGAGCTGGTGGAAGTCACGTGCGAAGACGGTGCCGGTGGATTGACTTGGGCGTTCTCGCACTACGGCCTGGACGACCGGGTTGTGGGTATGGAGCTGTGGCGCAGCTCGTCTGACCAACGCACCGTCCTGTTCCGCGTCGCCAAGATCCTGCGTTCCGACGCCAACTGGACCGGCACGTACCTGGACACCGTGAGCGACGTGGACCTGACCGACACCCAGCGGGAGATGTACGGCCTCATGCCGGTGACGCTCCCGTCCGGGCAGATCAACGCGCGGCGGTTTGAGGTTCCTCCTGGTGAATACGCAGTCGCCTGCATGTTCCAGGACCGCGCCTGGTACGCCAAGGACATCCTGGGGCAGCGCCCCAACTCATTGATGTTCTCCGAGATCGATGAGCCGGAGAGCGTCCCAGCAGACAACGAACTGGTGGTCCAGGAAAACAGCGTCACCGCAGACACCATCCAGGCGCTCATTCCGCTGGGGCCTTCACTGCTGATCATTCAGACTTCCCACATCTACAAGCTGATGTATGTGTCGCAGCCGATCATCGATGCGTCCATCACGCTGGCCTCGTACCGTGGCATCCTTCAGGAACGGTGCTGGGCGGTGATGGGTGGGGTCGCCTTCCTGGTGGACTCCAGCGGCATGTATGCGTTTGACGGCCAAACAGAAGAGGCCATTTCCGCAGCCGTAGACGACTACTGGCGGGACAACATCATCGACTTCACCAAGGCCGACAAGTTCCACGTATCAGCCGATTTCCTGACGAAGACGGTGCGGTTCCACTACTGCCAGTCATCTGACTCCGAGCCCACGCGGGCTCTCTGCTATTGCGTCGCCTCCAAGGCGTGGTGGGAAGAGCAGCACCCTGTCGCACACACCTCGTCCACTCTCTCACTTATCGGCCGACGCTGGCTCCAGGTGGCGGCCACGGTCCAAGGCGGCCTGGTGCGGCACAGCGGCCTGACCGACGGCGGATCCAACATCACCTATCAGTACCGCTCCGGCGCATTGCCATTGGATGCCGGGCCCAGCCGGTCTGTCGCCGTGGTCTACAAGCCCACGCCAAGCAGCAACAACCTGGGCCTGTCGCTGCACTACAACAACTCATCCACGCCACGCCAGAACGCCATCAGCGTGGACCGTGGGTCAGGATTCGTCGCCACGCAGGGCGGCACCGAGGCGACCCTGGATATGTCGCAGGCCCGCTCTCCTTTGGGGGCTGCCAACGGGTTCGCCAGGGCCTATGTGGCAGGCAAGCGTGACGACCGGGCCGTCGGAGGCGACAGGCACATGGCCATTGCCATGGCTGGCACACAAAGCTCCACAGCCTCCGGCGATGGAGTGGTGATCTATTCCGCCCAGGTAGAGGGAGTGGGCTGATGCTGACCAATCTGATGCCGGCACTCGCCAAGGCGCTTGGCGGTTCCATGAGCGACCAGCAGTTGCGGGGAATGATGCAGGCTCTTGGCAACTGCAATCAGCCGTTGGAGCATCGCGGCACCGTAGGCATTTCCCCGCAGATGCCGCCTTCAACCGGTGGTGGCACCTACAACGGCGACTACTGGAACACGTCGGACTACGGCGACATTTTTAATTTCAATAGCACCACAAACAACAACAACTTCCAAGGCGATCAGTTTACGTACCTGAACAACAATACGTTTAACAACGTCAACAACACGCGATACGGCGACTCAAACACCTACAACGAATACAACGACTTCAGCTACAACCACGGCGGCGATGCGTTCTACGATTTCTCAGATCGTAGAACCATACGGCTGGGCGACGTGTTCAACAATGCTGGCGACACCATCATCAACATTGTGAACAACCCGCCCGGCCAGCGCGGCGAGAGGGGAGACCGTGGCGAGAGGGGAGACCGTGGCGACAGGGGAGACCGAGGGGACCGCGGTGCGGACGGCGCAGCAGGTGAGCGAGGCGCCGATGGCCTCAGTATCGTTGGCCCACCAGGGCCTCCCGGATCCGACGGGCGTGACGGAGCGGACGGACTCCAGGGACCTGCCGGGCCGCCGGGCGTCACCACCGTGATCTACATAGGCGAGCCCGGTGGTCCGAGGCAGACGAAGCGCATCAGTTTCGTCAAGCGCTTGCGGGTTGGCTATGGCCTGCTGACGTATCTCAAGGGAGGAACCGTGACGGCGTCCTGCGGAGAAGACGGGTCGATTTCCGTCAACTTCATCCCCGTGTACGGGTCTGCGGATTATGTCCAATTTGTGGAGGGGGTGCCCGGTTCGGAGACGGTTTTGGCTGGCTAAAGCCTAAAGCGGGACAGTTGTATGTAGGAGAAAACTATGCCAGTTGCAATCAGCCAGCACGGGATCACCAACGCCTTCCCGGGCGGCAGCGTCACGCACATGCCGGCCCAGCCGCAGCAGTTCCCTGATCCGCGTGGGGCCATGTTCCAGCTGCCAGGCCAGATGATGGCCGGCATCTCCAACAACTACGGCTCCATGGCCGGCGGGCTCGCAGGCATTGGGTCAGCCTTGGGCCAGATGAGCGGTCAGCAGTCCGCCGGCCTAAGCAACCTGGGCAATGCCTTTGCCCAGAACTACGGTGCATACGGCGGCGTCCTGGGAAATCTTGCCCAGTCGCAGGCCGCCGAGCGGGCCGCCCGCATGTCCGCGATGAGCAATGCCGTCCAGGCCAACCAGGCCGGGCTTGGGAACATGTGGACCCAGGCCCTGGCGTCGTTCGGCGGCATGGGTAACCAGGCCCTTCTGTCCATGGGCCAGGGCCAGCAGGGATACCAGCGGTCGTTGGCTGACATGCAGGGGTCCAACCAGCAAGCCCTGGCGTCCATGCAGGCGGCGAACCAGGGCGCCCGCGCCTCCATGCAGAACGCCAACCAGGGGGCGCAGGCAAACATGCTGGGCAGCGCCATGGGGGCGTACCAGGGCACGCATGCGGCCGATCAGCAGGCCCTCATGGGGATGCAGAACGCCAATCAACAGGCATTGGCCCAGTCTCTTGGGGCCACCCAGGGTGCGTTTGGCAACGCCGTCGGAAGTACTCAGGGGGCTCTGGCCAACATGCAGGGCAACGCCCTCCGTGGGCTGGGTGCCATGGGTGTCGCCGGCCAGGTCAGCGGCATGTTCGGCGGTGGCGGTGGCATCGGCAACACCTTTTCAGCTTCAGGACCTGGCGGGCCAATTGCCACTGGGTCTTACGGCGGTGGCGGTGGAGGAGGTGGGGGAGGTGGCGGCGGGGGCGGTATGTCTACGGCTGACATGGTCGGCATTGACGCCGATGCCCGTCGGCAGCTGATGGACTTTGGTTACGACTCCATGGGTCAGATTGGACGGGCCGGGGACAGGACGGCCCGCAACCTGATGGGCGGCAACGAAGCGGCCATGGGCCAGCTTGGCTCCGCGGGCATGGACATGCGCAACCGCATCGGTGCGGATCGTTCCAGCGCCCTCTCAAGCCTGCTGGACAGCAACAACGCCGCGGTGGCCGACCTGGGCCGGGCCGACGCCGAAACGCGGGGCCAGGCACTGGATGCAAATCTCAGGGCCATGGACCGCCTGGATCGGCAGCAGGACCTCTATCGCCAGGACTACGGCAACATGATGGGCCAGGGGCTCATGGGCCTCCTGACGCTGGGGCGCGAGGGTTCAGGTGCCATGCGGACTGGCATGGGCGACTTCTACAGGAACGTAGACCGCGGGGCGACAAACTTCGGCCAGTACCTGGATGCTGCTCGCCAGGGATTCGGCCAGAGCAGCTCCGACATCCGCGGCGTTGGAGATCGCATGAGCCGTGACTACGGCTCGTCTCTTGGGGCGCTGAAAGACCTGGCGTCGCAGATCGGATCCGGTATGGCGAGCGCCAACCAGACGGGCATGGAGTTTGCTGATAACTTCATGCAGCGATACATGCCGACGCCGGAAGAGGAATACCAGCGAGCCAGGCGGCTGGGTGCAATGCAGGCCGCCGACCGTGAGTCGGCCATGATGCGCTCGCCTTACGCGCAGAACTACAGCGCTTACCGCGACCGCGTGCGGGCGGCCGAGCGACGCATCCCGCTCGCCCGTCCCGGCATGATGGTGGGAGGACTTAGAGCCAGATGATGCAATATCAAACACAGCTCAAGAACGCTCCGCCGCAGACAGCCCAGCCGCTGCAAGCATTCCAGCAGCAGGGCCTGCCGTACCAATACAACCAGAACCATGCTGATGTAATGAACAGCATGATGCAGCGGCAGGCTGTGGACATGAGCCGCTACGCCCAACAGATGCAGGACTCATACGCCACCAAGCAGCAGCAGGAAGAAATGCAGAACGTCCTGGCAGGACTGACGCAGTTGTCCCAGGACAGGCAGAACCAGCAGAACCTGGGCAACAGCAGGCTCCAGGCCATGCTGGGATTCCAGGGATCGCTCCTGAACGACCTCCTGCGGTGACCAAATGAACCAAGTATTCGTCAACCAGACGCCGCCGGCAGGGTTCACCCCTGGTCAGATGCAGTCTGGATTCAACCAGCAGATGGCCCAGGCCCTGGCCATGGGCGATCCGCGGTTCCAGCTGAAGAGCCTGGACCGAGCCGGGCTTTCCCGCGGCGGTGCCCAACGCAACCAGGCCGGGATCAACGCCGCCCAGGCCCTCTCTCAGGGAATCGCTGACGCCTACCGCCAGCAGATGGACGACCAGCAATACAACGCCAACCTAGCCCTCCAGGGACAGTCATTACAGGAGCAACGAGCCCAGGCCCTAGCCGGCCTGCAACAACAGGACTCCTACGCACAGCAGATGGCAGCACTGCAACGTCAGCAGGCTGTGATGAACTTCGCAGGAGGACTCCTTGGGGGGTTACTTGGATAATGGCACGCATCGACTTCGACCTGGATGACCTGACCAACAGCGCGCTCAAGCGCCTTGTGAAGCAGTTGCTTGTGGCTGAAGAGGGGGAAGAAGAAAAGATCCTCAAGAAGCTGTCGGAGCCTGCCAAGGCCCACAAGGAACAGAACGACCTGGCCGACCTGACCGAAGAAAAGCGTGGCAAGCCTGCCGCCATCGATCCGATGGACGAAGACGAAGACGAGGACGACTGATGGGCAATCCATTTCTCAGAGACCCTGTCGCCAAAGTGCGCCAGCTGATGGGGACACCGCCGGAGATGGCGCGGTTCTTCCGCCAGCTGCCCAATGACCCGTCGGTGATGGCCGCTGCACGCGCCGCCGAGGAGGTCAAGCTGGCCCGGCACTTCGGCCGCCCGGAGCCGGAGCCACTCCGGGACATCGAACTCCCAATCCCAACGGGTCGCCAGTTCGGTGAGGCCGATCCAGGGCTCTTTGGCCCCACCGTCCAGCGGATGCTAGACGCAGCCGACTACAACCGCGCCGTGGATCCCGGCATGGGCGGCGAAGACGTGATGGACATGCTTCGTCGCAACGAACGCATGCGGACGCTGGACCGCGTCAATGCCGAGCGTTACGGCGGCGAGCGTCAGCAGCTGTTCGACATCGCCCAGCAGAACATCGAAGCCGCCCGTCAGGCCCGGATCGCCAGCGGCCAGGCCGACATGGCCAATGACGCGGCCTTCAAGGTTGGCCTTAATGCGACCATGGGCGGTCTGGGCGCAGCCGCAGCTGGACTTGGTGCTGCTGTCGCGCTTGATCAGGCCGACACTCCTGGCGACTTCATGCCAGACACTGTCCGGGACATTCCGTTGACTGTACCGGCGGAAGACGACGGCAGCGTTTACAGCCAGCCCGCCTCTGTTGGCGAGCGTGGCTACACCATGATGGACGGGATGCTGACCGATCCATTGCAGAAGCTGGACTTTGCCTCACCTGAGATTGACGTGCCAGAAGAAGAGATGCCGGCGTTCTCAGATGACGACATGGTAGCGCAGATGCGTGCGCAATCGTTTGGCCCAATCCAAGAAGCTTCGGACGCCGAGGTCAAGTACTACGCCGACGGTCCAGAAGGGCAGTACAAGTGGAAGCAGAACCTGCCGGACATCCCCCGCGGCGCACGCAATCAGACCGGCCTCAAGCTGACCAACGAAGACCAGGCCAGGTGGGACAAGCTGCACGCTGCCGGAGTAGATCCGCAGCGGGCACTGGAGGTCGTCCGCGGGCAGAAGCCTATTACGAAATCCGAGTTACGCATTCTGATGGGGAAGTGACATGCGATCCAGGACTGATGGTGCGCCGTCGTTGCCGATTGCCAGCGACGAAGACCTTACGCCTGAAGAGCTGGAGGCGGCGCGGGCCTTCCTGAACGAAGACATGCTCGCAGCTGCGATGGCAGCCGTTGGGCAGCGCATGCCAGCCGCACCGCCCCCCTCCAGCGCACCGTCCGGCCCGCCCCCTGTGAGCCCGGCCGAAGCCGCGCGACGCGCCAGCTTTGACGGCTGGCTGCAAAACGCCGAGCGAGACCTGGCAGAACGGCGGGCCGGACCACAGCCCATGCCGGCTGCCGCGCCGCGTGAGCGTCCGCGATCCCGTCTTGAGCAGGCGGGGCGCGACCTGATGGACTCGCGGCAGTTCGGCTCTCGCTATGGCGGCGGTGAGCCGTTTCGTTCTCAGGGCGAGGCCGCCGAGTACTCCAGGCGCAGGCTCTTGACTGAAGACGAAAAAGACGAACTGCGGAACCAGGGCAAGACAGAGCAGCAAATTACGGATATGCAGCGGTCAGAGTTTGACCGCGAAGCAGCCAAAGTGGGCTTCAGCCGTGGTTCTGGTTGGGTGCCTGTGTACGCCCCGGACGGATCGGTCACCTACCTGGAGCGGGCGTACATGCCCAATGCCGCACCGGGCGCTACGGATATTGCCGTTGGCGGGCAGAAGCGGGTTGGTGAGCGAGTGGATCGCGGCGAAGTCAGCGAAAACCTGGACCGCCCTGACCTGCGGCGCAAGGGGTACACGGCCGTACAGCGGCACGGCCCTTATGGCGTAGAGACAGTCTGGGCCAAGACAGAGCTTGGGGACGAAGAAATCGCTCGCATGATGCGCGATAATCCCGACGTGAAGCTCCAGACGCGGGCGGAACTTCAGGCTGGCGGCTTGGAGGGCGAACAGCTCACCCAGGCCCTGCGTCAGCAGATGGACTCTGCGTATGAGGGCCGGAGGACTGATCGTCTCCTGCGTAGCCTTCGCGGACGTGCAGGACTGACTGCTGAACAGGCAGAGGGCAAGAGCGCCCAGCAGCTCCGTGACCTGATCGCTGACACCCGTGCCGCGTCCGAGCGTGAGCGCATAGAGTCCAACCGCCGAGCCCGCATGGCACCGCAGTTCCGCAATGAGCTGGCGTTCCGAGAGATGGGCGGGCCTGACTCCAACGAATGGCAGAACGCAGTGGCTGCCCAGCGTCTCGCTCCTGACCTGCGTGGCATGACGCCAACGATGCGTGAGGCCATGAACATGCAGCGTGCGTTCGACCTGGCCAACGCTGCCCTGCGTGGTGGCGGAGAGAACCCGTTAGATGCTGCACGCATGCAAGCTCAGATGGCCGGGATAACTGGAGAGCCGGCCGTCCGGCTGTCGCAGCAGCGTGGCGAGCAGATGGGTGAGGGACTTAGTGCCGGACATGTCCAAGAAAGATACCGGCATTGGTTCCTTGATCCAGGCCCCAGCAGCATGGCCAGAAGAGAGGCTGAGTTCCGACGAGAAATGGAAAAGCTGAACTACAAGCCGGCTCAGATTGACGCATACCTAGACGCGAGACGCGCTGCCGGGGACGTGCCGCCGCCAATGCCAGAAGGATTTAACAACCCAGGCCGTATGCCAGACGGCGTATACACAATGTAATGGCCCGCTCTCCCCTCTTCGACATCTACGATCCGTATGGAACGCTTGGGGCGGAGCGGCTAGAGGACCTCATGCCGCCGGAGGAGAAGGACGGCCTTCTCCGTGGCCTGGCCAACATGGGGGCCAGCGGGCTCTCGGCATTCGGATATCTGCTGGACACGCCCGGAGCGTTCGTCCGAGGTCTTCTGGCAGGCGATCCTCTGTCAGTGTTCGGCACGTCCGACGACCGCGTCACAGGACGTGAGCTGCTGCGTCAGTACGGCCTGGCCGGCGAAGAGGATACGTGGGGCAACTTCGCTGGTGGCCTTGGTGCCGAGGTCCTGCTGGACCCATTGACCTATGCGTCACTGGGCCTGTCTGCATTGCTTGGCCAGGGCTCCAAGACCGCAGCATTCCGGGCCGCAGCCAAGGCGGGCATCACGCCAGACGACATCACACTGGCGGCTCGCAACGCCGGGTTTGGCGGGCCTGCGGAATATCTCCGCCGCAACACGCCGCTCAACCTCATTGAATCCGCTGGCGATGACCAAGCGGTAGAAGCCGCCAGGCGGGCATGGGAAACCTACGGCGGCACGGATGAACTGCTGAATGCACCTCTGGCCCGGTCGCACCGCGTTTCGTTTCCCGGATACGGTGACGGTGCGGCCGACCTGTATGGTCAGACATTCGGTGACTTCGCCGCCCGCACATCCGATCGACTGCGCGGCTCGCTCTTCACCAACCCGTACACCGGCCCGGCCATGCGGACGGCGCAGGCGTTGTTCGACTCCCGCGTCAAGGGATTCGATGACGCCGACAGCATGTGGATGGGTCGTCAACTCACGGAGGCCGAGCAGCGCAACGCCCGGGAAGTGGCCCGGCAGTTGGCCGAGATCGAAGTACCAGCGGCACGGGACATAGGCGAGGACATCTTCCGTTCGCCTGAGTTCCGGATCGGCCTGCGTGACCTGCTGGAAAACCAGAGCGACCGCATCCCGCAGAACATCGTAGACGCCCTGTCCTCCGATGCAGGTCGGCAGTACGTGCAGGCCATCACCGACCTCATCGACCGCCAGCCGGGGTTGGCCGAGGAACTTGGCCTGCGGTTCCAGACGACACGGCTGCCCAACGAGATCGGTTACGCACCCCGTCAGCTGGCAGAGATCGACAGTCCAAGAGTGGACCCACGGTTCGCCCCTCGCCCTACACGCCCGCCCAGAGGGTTTGCGGTGGCCGACACTGGCCAGGGTGCGTTCGCCCAGCGTGAGACGTACAACCGGGCGTTCCCCACGTGGGTCCTGGACGCGATGAACGCCGACGCCGGGCTCCAGGCGGCGCTCCGCGACGCGGCCAACAGCGGCCCCACCAGGGCACGGGCCATTATTGATGATTGGCTGGCCATCAACGCCCGCATCACCATGCGTGACGGCACAGAGCGTGCCTGGTTGCCGCAAGGTGTCGGACCGTTCGACTACCTCCGGGACGGCATCGATCCCAACGATCTCCTGGCTGGTGCCACGGACCCGGTTGCGGCGGCATACGTTGACTTGGCCGACAGCTTGCGCCGCACGCCGCTCCAGGCTGGCGAGCAGGGACTGCGGAAGTACGGAGACGTTGGCAACGATCTGTCCAGCTACCTCCGGAACATGGGCCAGCGGAACACAACGGCCAATCTCTTCCTGGACCAGCTGGCCCTGCCGGCCAATCGATTCGACAGGCCAGCCAATTTGGTGCCTGGTGGCCAGGCGTACACGCCCATGGAGGCGTTGCAGGCACTAGGCGGTTTCGATGTGACCGAGCGTGCGGGCGGGGCCATTCCTGCACTTCAGATCCTGGCCGACCGGGCAGGACTCACGCTGGACCAACTGCAAAACGTCTCGTTCCCCAAGGACGTGATCGATCACTGGAACCAGAAGATTGTCGGCAGCCGTGCCCCGCGTGAGGCCCGCGGGCTCCTGGCCGCCTGGGATGCGGTGACGGATCGGTTTAAGACCCTGGCATTGGCAAGCCCGTCACGGCACATGCGTGACCTTTACTCTGGGCAGTTCGCCGCTGCCACGCAGGGCGCATTCGATCCGCTGCTGCGTGATCAGGTGGTCGCCGGCCAGGTGGCGGGCGGCAACTACCGGAACCTGCCTGCACGGCTGCGTGGCACGCCGATGTACGAGCGTGCCCGTGAAGAGGTCGCCGCCAACCCAAGCCTTCTGGATCCGATCCGCAACAGCCCACGCTTCCGTGGCCTAAGCGACGACCAGTTGCTGGATGAGTTGTTGATCCGAAGGTGGTCAGTTGACGCCGGAGGTGTGAATCTCACATCACAGAGCGTGGCGGACGAGCTGGGCGTGGGAGCGGGCAACCTCAACTACCGGGAGAACTTCCCGGGTGGCGCTGGCGGGCTGTTCACGGGGGTCTTCAACAAGCCGCTCACGGCGTTCCGCACGTGGTACCCGTACTCAGTACGCGGCGCCGGTCCAAACCCCAACATGCTGCTGGACCTTTCGGACCGCACGGCCTCTATGACCGATGCGATGAACCGCGTCGGCAGCTACCTGACCCGCATCCGCCGTGGCGACTCGCCGCTGGCTGCCAAGCGCACAGCCGACATCAGTCAGGTGCTGTATTCGCCGGAGAACTTCACCGAGGTTGAACGCCGTTACCTCACCCGGCTTTTCCCGTTCTACCGTTTTACGCGAGGCATCACGCCGCTCATCTTCCAGGAGCTGACCGAGAAGCCGGCCGGGCTGATGGGCCAATCGATCCGGGCGGTGAACCGGCTGACCGAGCCAAGCCCTGACCGATTTGTGCCAGAGCATCTTCGGCAATCAACGGCCATCGCCATCGATCCATCGACTCCACTTCTTGGACTCCAGACTCCCGGCGTCACACGCTACCTAGACAACATCGACCTGCCGCAAGAGGGATTGCTAAACCTTGTCTCTCCAGGAGTCGGCAACACGCTGGCCGGGCGGTTCGCTGATGCGATCCAGAAGACAGGTAGCAACATCCTTGGACAGTCCAACCCGCTCCTGAAGGGGCCGTTGGAAATGGTTTTGAACCGACAGTTCTACTCAGGCCGGCAGCTGAGTGACCTGTACTCCACGCTGGAAGCAGGCATCGGTCCGTGGGGACGGCCGCTGGAACAGCTCCTCGCTAACGCGCCTGGTGGATCCAGGGCCCTTGGGCTGTACCGCAACTACCTGGACGACCGCATCAGCCCGTCGGAGAAGGCGGCCAAGTTCCTGATCAACACGCTCACGGGCGTCAAGTTTCAGGACGTTGACCAGGACCGGACGATGCGGCTGGCCGCACGCACCACGCTCAACCAGCTGTTGGACCAGGCCCCTGGCATGTCCACGTTTGAGAACCTATCGATCAAGCCAGAAGACATCCAACGACTGAGCCCGGAAGAGTCGCGGCAATACTTGTTGTACAGAATTCTTCAGGCTGAGGCGTCACGCCGCAGGCGTGAGCAAGCTAGGCAGAATGAGTTGGATCCGCTGGCTGCATTAGGAGTGGGCTAGCACTGCTGGCAGTGGCTCGCTGTTGGCCCCCGTCTCCTGCTCGTACAAGAGCTGATCGACGTAGCAGCGTTCTGCTAGCCCAGGCGTGAGGTGACCAAGCTTGGCCTGTGGACTCATGCCATGGACCTTGGCGTAAGTCGCACAGCTGCGACGCAGGAACTTGGTGGTGCCGTCCAGACCTGCACGGACGCTGCATTCCTTGACCCATTGCTGGATGGTGTTCTGCGCGGCGAAGTCTCCGAAGATCCTGGGCCGCTTCGGAAGCCGCTGACACGCGGCTAACGCCTCGTCTGTAAAAACCGCGACGTGGGGTGTTGACGTTTTGTTTTGCCGCAGATAGATTCTTCGCCCGCGCACGTCGGCCCACCTCATCGCCATGAGGTCGCCGGCACGTAGGCCCAGCGCGTAGCCGGATAGGAACCAAGCGACCAGGAAGTCGGCTTTAGGGAGGTCACGGAAATGACCTGGCGTCTGTCTCGCAGCAGCAATCAGCTGACGCAGTTCGTCCAGGGACCACGCCCTGGGAACCGGACGCGGAACCTTGACACGGCGGAAGCGATCTGTACAACTGTTCAGCCCGTCGCGTTTGGCGGCGGTCATGAGGGTTGTAAGGTATCTGCGGTGGTTGGCGACTGTAGTGGGGCTCAATTTAGCTAGAGCGGTAGTCAAGTAGGAGTCCACCATTTCGGTGGTGACCTCCTCCACGTGCCAAGGAAGACGCTGGGTGAAGACCTCCAACTGCTCTAAATACCCGGGGGAAGCCCCGACTCGTTGGGCGTATCGGCGGGCGTAGTCTATGAGGAGTGTCATGACTGAAGGTGCCTACCTTGACTTTTCAGCAAGCTGGCAGACAGTCAAGGGGTCCGGGCAGCTAGCTCAGTTGTCTAGCTGTTCCCGGCCTCTTGTCCGGCTTGCCACTCTGGCTATTTCGCTGGGCGACGCCTGCACCCTGCTGGTGCTTGGCCGCCCTCGCAGCGCACTGCGGCGCCTGCGGGGGGTGATCCGATGACAGGGGGACACTACACCGGGGGGTGCCTGGACGCAAGCACCCGGCAGCTGCTGGACCAAGAGGCCATCGACCGGGCCTACCGGCAGGACGATGGCCACTACACCAGATCCTACGCCCATGCCGTGTACCGGGGCGGAGGATTGGCCCAGGAGTGCCTGGACAACGGCGAGTCCCTGTTCAGCGGGAACGCCGGAACGTCCTTTGGGACGCTCGTAGATAGGGCTATCCCAGCCAGCATCGCCGGGGTGCCCCTGTCGGACATTTACGCCGTACCGCCGGACGAGGTCCTGTCGAACGGTGCCCGCCGGGGCAAGCCTTACCTGGAGTGGAAGGCCAACCTTGGCAGCAAGCAGGACGTGACCGCCGAGGACTACTGGCGGATCCAGCGGATCCTGGACAACTGTGCCCGCCACCCGGTGGTGGTGGACATCTTCGATGCCACCCAGGACTGCCAGGCCACCTTCCGGCACACGGACGCCGCCGGCCACCAGCGCAAGGCATTGGCCGACGGGGTGACCGAGCTGTTCCTTTGGGACTTCAAGACCACCAGCTCGTCATGGGATCAGCTGTACAGGTCCTGTATGGACTACGGCTATCTCTGGCAGGACGCCTGGTACTCCGATGCCGCACTCGCCTGTGACTGGCCTCCGCATCGGCTGAAGTTTGTGTTCGCCCAGACGGTCAAGCCGTTTGGCGTGCGCGTCTACACGTTGCCCACTGATCTGGTGGAGCAGGCCCGCGAGCAGATCGCTCGCACGCTGGACCAGATCGCCCTGCGCCGTGAGCTGGGCTACTACCGCAGTGACGAGGACGAAGAGGAGGGGGAGTTGGTCTTCCCTCCATGGACTAGGAGGAATGGACATGGTGATCGATAGCGCACTTCCGGGGCTGACATGCAGCCCAGACACGTCTGAGTTGGTCAAGGCGTTGGTGGCTGCCCAGGCGGCTTACCCGGCGATTGAGAAGACCGGCGAGAACAAGTTCGGCAAGTACTGGTATCTCACGTACAGCGGCATCTGCGAGGCCCTGCGTGGCCCTCTCAACGCCAATGGCCTGAGCCTTCCGCAGGTGTGCCTGACGCGGGTGAACGGCGAGTGGATCGCAGTGGGCACGCTGCGTCACAGCAGCGGTCAGTTCGTCACGTCTTTGTGCCCGCTCTACCTGGGCGTGGACAAGGGCGGCCAGCCCAAGCTGGACATGCAGTCACTGGGCAGTGCCTACACCTACGCCAAGAAGTACCTGCTGCTTGGCTTGGTCGGTGGCTGGGCGGAGGAGGACGACGACGGCGAGCAGACGATGCCGCAGCGGCAGGAGCAGCGACCTGTCCGCAATCAGGTCCGTGGCATGGAAATCGAATCCAAGGCCCGGGCGGCGATCGACGCGGCGACGAGCGGTGAGGAGATCGCCAGTGTCCTCAAGCGGGTGGAGCTGAGAGTCGCAGAGCGTGTCTGCGATCAGGCGGTGTTGGATCGACTGACCAAGTACGCAGAGGTGACGCATGGAGAACCTGAACGTCTGGACGGGAACGGGGAATCTGACGAGGGACGCCGAGCTGAAGGCAGTCGGAGAGTCGGAGGTGGCGTCGTTCGCAATCGCGGTCAACGGTCGGAAGGACGAGACGATGTTCCTCAACTGCGACCTGTGGCGACCGGGCAAGGTGACTGAGTACCTGACCCGGGGCAAGTCAGTGGCGATCACGGGCACTCTCCGGTGCCGGAAGTACGAAAAGGACGGTCAGAAGCGTGAGGCGTGGAGCGTGGACGTGAAGAGCCTCCAGCTGCTTGGGTCGCCGGGAGGGCGAACCGAAGCCTTCTGACCAGCCAGGGACGGCTAGGGCGAACGGATTGCGGCGCTGGGGGCGGATGCCCCCGGCGCCACCGCCTTGGAGATGAGCGATGCGAGTAAGGGATTACCAGCAGCGGTGCGTTGATGCAGTAGTGGAGGCCATGCCGCACTACCGCACCATGCTGTGCAGCGTGTTTACCGGGTCAGGGAAGACCGTGATGTTCGCACATCTGGCGAACACCTACCCGGACGCACGGATCCTCATGATCGTCCCCATGCGTGAGCTGGCATGGCAGGGGGCGGACACTTTTGCCCGCTGGTGCGATGAGCGCCCTGAGATAGAGATGGCGCAGTTCGCAGCCCAGACCGACATGTGGCTGGGTGGCGGAAGGGTGGTGGTGGCGTCACGCCAGACCCTCCTGAGCGGACGGGGCGAGAAGCGATACGAGCGGTTCCGCGGGTTCGACCTCGTCATTGTCGATGAGGCACACACGCAGTTCAGCGAGCCGTGCCTAGCCATGCTGCGTGACCTCCGGGATCACGGGGCCACGGTCATTGGATTCACGGCCACGCCTTTCCGCATGGACGGCCGCGCGCTCCGTGAGTTCTACGAACACACAGCCTTCGACTACGGCCTCCAGGCGGGCATCGATGACGCCTGGTGCGTCCCCCCCAGGTGCAAGCTGGTCCGCTGCACTGATCTGGATCTGAGGCAGGTCAGCGTCAGTGCCGGCGACTACAGCGCGTCCGACCTGGACATGGTCATGGGATGCAGCCGGCCGCTCCATCAGCTGTGCCTGACAACCCGTGAAGAGCGGGAGGGCCCTGCCCTGGCGTTCCTGCCCGGTGTGCGCAGTGCCAAGGCGTATGCCGAGATGGCCGCGTCCCAGTACGGGATGAGGGCGGCGTGGATCGCCGGCAACACCTACCTCCAGTCGGAAGACGAGCGGAACAGGATCATCAACCAGTTCCGACGCGGAGAGCTGGATGTGCTGGCCAACTGTCAGATCGCCACCATGGGTTTTGACGCACCCGTCGCCCGCACCGTGATCCTGGGGAGACCGACCAAGAGCCGTGTGCTTTGGCTTCAGATCGTCGGCAGAGTCACCCGGCCTGAGTCTGGGTGCCTGGACTCCGAGCAGTGTCACACCAGCGTGGAGGCGAGGCGTGCCGCCATCGCCGGCTCAGGCAAGCCGTGGTTCAAGGTGGTGGACATAACCGATTGCAGCGCCTCGCATAGCGTCCGCACCGCGGTGGACATGTTCGCCGCCGAGGGGACTCACCAAGAGGTGATCGTCCGAGCCCGCCAGCTGGCGGAGGAGAAGGACGACGATCCGCTGGACCTGCTTGCCCAGGCGGCCGAGGACGTGCGTAAGGCCAAGCTCCTGGAAGAGGGGCTGAAGGCACAGAAGGGCCAGGCCACGGGCACCCTGTTCGCCACCGACGTGGAACTGGGGAGGAAGAAGTGCATCTCTGAGTACCGCGTACCTCTGCGTGGGAAGTACGCGGGCCGGACCATGGGGGAGTGTGACGATGAGTACATCGGATGGGCAATCCAGCAGCCATGGCTCCAGCCCTGGCAGCGATCCTTCTTCTACCGCGAGCGGTCCAGACGGGCTGCTGCTCGCAGAGACAGTGCGAGAGCTGGGTGAAGTGTTTCAGTTGGACGAGGCGTGGCCGTTTCCGGCCAGGGAGAAACCGCGTGGCAGGACGCTTTGGCAACGAGTGGCGGATTGGTTCTACGGGCGTGCCCCTGACGCTGGCGCCGGACCTGCACCGGCGGGTGATCGTCAACAAGGAACCACCGCTGCCGGTGTACTACCAGCTAGGTCTAAACCGCGAAGTGGGGGCCAGAATTACCGGCCTGCTCCGGATCCACGGGCTGCCAAGCCGCGACCGGCTGATCGTCCTGAGCGCGAATTACCCAGGCCGTGACGAATTGGACATTGCCAGGGCATTCGGCATGCCAGTGAAGGATGTTCGCAGCGTGTTAGAGCGCGTGGTCGAACTACGTGAGAGTGAACCGCTTTCTACCGAGCTTTGGGAGGACATTACTGAGGAAGAGGTGTGGCCAGATGAGCTGAGATCCCGGGCATCCGAGGTCAGGAGGCGAAATGAACTGGTCAAGAGAGCGGTTCTTGGAAGTGCTGGCATCCGCGCATCACGCCGAGCGCTCCTGGGTAGACGAGAGGAGAGGCGAGGGTCTGTCAGTGGCGCACGGCAAGAAAATCGTCCTGCCTAACCACAACCCAAGGACCGACCACTGCCCAAACCCTGACAGCGTAGGTGCAGTGCAGATCGAACTGAAGCTCAGGAACCTGACATTCACCGAGCCCGGTGATTGGCCGCACGGCACGGTGTTTGTTGATGACCTGAATGGATTAGCCAAGGGCACAACACCGTTTGCGTGGGTGTATCTCAGTCAGAAGACGGGTGAGTGGGTGTGGCTGTGCGTTTTGGACCGAGACGAACACTGGAAGGAGCAGGTGATCTGGGATGGGATGCGGAAGTTCAACGTGCCAACCCTCGTCGCACCCAAGCGATACCTCCGACACGCCGACGAGCTGCGGGCCATCCTGCTGCCCCAACAGTTGTTGCAATGCATCGAAGGTCCAGCAGCTGCATTTAGAGGTGCAGTCGTTGAAGGAGAGGGTGGAGCAGCTGACGACAGACCTCCGGAACCTGCGAAACAACGAGGTCGTCCGAATGTCAAGGCAGATAAACAACCTCCGCGCACAGCTAGAACTCGCAACCGGCAAGCTGATATCGATCTGGGGTGAGGTATGAAGGACGACATTGTCGATCGCCTGCGTCGATGGACGCACTCACGCTACGCCGCTCCGGCATGCGACCTCATGGATGAGGCAGCCGACGAGATCGAACGCCTGCGTGCCGAGACGAAACCTCAGAAGAAAGCCGTAAGTACCGAGGAGCTGCAAACATGAGCGTGCCCCTCATCTGGATCGTCGCCTGCGTCTACCTCACGGTTGCGTGGGAGCAGTACCGCAAGGGCGATCCCGGCATGGCGCTCACGTGGTTTGCCTATTCGCTAGCCAATGCAGGTTTGGCATGGAGTGCCAAGTGAACGCTGACATCCCCTACATCAAGTGTTGGGTGCGTCTCCCATTCATCAGCACCAACGAAGGCGTAGAGGAGGCGTATGCCTTCGGCCTGTCGTCCGTGCCAGGCCGGGCCCTGGCGTTCCACGTCATGCTCAAGAGCGGTGCCCACTACAGGCACGTGCCCATCCACGCCCTGGCCCTGCACCCTGACGCCCCGCAGCGACCGTTAGGGGACTGCCAGCTGTGGGATTGCTTCACGTTCACGCCAGAGGTCCACGTCTTCAGCTACCTGCGGGACCATGAGTGCATTGCGCACATGCGTTCCGGGGATGAAGATGGGGTGTATCTGTTCACCATTGACTGGCTGCCAGACTCCTGGACGCAGCCTGGCTGGGTGCTTCAGCCTGACCAGAACAAGTGCGGGCACGTCCTGGCGCTGGATGACGGCAACCTGGCCTGCTTGCCCACCAATCGGATCAGCTGGCGGGATGCGTATTTCATTGGAGCGCTTCCCAACCCGCGTGTACGTGGGTACACTGTTCAAGATTCCACGTACCAGTCGGAGGATTCGGCCTTCGATGTGAGCCGTGAAACAGGGATGTATTACGAGGCCCAGGCTGATTGACGGTGCGTCATTTTCTGGCCGCCTAGCACCGTCTAAGAAATCAAAACAGCGCCAGCCTAAAGAACGCCGGCCTATGCCGGAGCGGCGAGTCCGCACCAAGGAAGGTTTGTCACGCGCGAAACCCCAGGCAACGGAGCCGTAGTCGATCGGCGCACCCCTACGTCCTGGTCCTAGCTGAGAAGACCCCGCAGATAAGGCGTGACCTGCTGCCACCTGGCCACTGAGAAGGGCACCTACCCCTTTTCAGCAGGGAAGGGGTCCGCACTGGAGGAGGAGACGCATGGCAAGGATGGACTTCGGCCGGCACAAGGGCCTTGATTCGTCTGAAGTGCCGGTCTCCTACCTGTTGTGGGCGGCCAACACCATGAGCCCGGTGCCGGACTGCGTTGTCCAGGAGATCGACCGTCGATCCCGGAGCGGCCGTGACGCCGCGGTGTGCCAGGAGGCTGTGGCCAACGCCTGGCTGGCCAAAGCCAAGGCCCAGAAGAAGAGGCGGAAGCGTAAGCCGACCACCGGGCGTTTCAAGGGGGCGGATTTCGACCGGCTCCGTGCCGAGCAGGGCGAGCCCAAGGGCTGCCCATGGGACTGAGCAAAGCAGACAGACAGGAGCTGGCTACATGGGCGGCCGAGCATCGGTCTTGTGCCGTGTGCTGGTGGCCTGAGTCAGACGGCAGGAGGCGCATGGAGATCCACCACCTTCAGCAGGGAGCCGGCCGCAAGCATGACCGTCGGAACCTGTTGACACTGTGCGAGCGGTGCCACTGCGTCCTCCATAGCGGTGGATGGTGCGGCAACTACCAGGACCTGACCAAGGCTCACCTGTTACAGGCCAAGCAGGAGACCGACCCTGAAAACTATGACCCAGCATTCCTGGCCAGTCTGAGACGCAAGGTCCACCTGGGGTATGACCCGAAGCCGATCCCGCAGTTCTACCTGGATGAACGAGACCGCAACCTGACAGGAGGTCGCCAGCCGTGATAGCGCCACGCGGAGACTGGGGCGAGCTAATGGAAGAACAGCTGGCAGAAGAGAACCCGGAGGCCCTGATGGCTGACGGCTTCGACGGCGCCCTGATCGGCATCACAGCCAACCATCACAGCCCTACCGTGGCCGTGTATGACCTGGCCAAGTGCGTGAAGATCCTGATGGACCAGGGCATGTCAGACGAAGAGGCGGAGGAGTACCTGTCGTTCAACACATTGGGCGCCTATGTCGGTCCCAATGGCCCCCTGTTTATCAGGACTGAATGAGCCACAGCGATCCCGGCGGGCACGCACCGGACCGATAAACCGGCACGCGGACCCCGCCGGGGTCGTTTTTGAGAACGTGTGTTTCTACGGTCCGTGTATCACGCCCCCACTCATACGCGAAACTCAGCGCATAACGATTGATTACGAATACGATTGGGGCGTGCCATGGGCAGATCACAGCGTGACAAGGGGAAGCGTGGAGAACGGTTGGCTGCCAAGGCAATCCAGGAATGCCTGGGTCTACCGGCCAGGCGTGGGGTGCAGTTCCGCGGTGGTCCGGACTCACCTGACCTGGAGGTTCAAGCTCCCGGACTGCACTGGGAGGTGAAGTTTGTGGAGCGGGAGGCCGTCCGGGCGTGGATGGAGCAGGCAATTGCGGAGTCCGGAGACGACGTGCCGGTGGTCCTGCACAAGCGGAGCAATAGGGAGTGGCTCGTCACCGTCCAGCTGGAGCGACTCTATGACCTTATCACCAGACTGGAGAAGGCTATTCATGCGGAAGTTCCGCAGGTGGGCCCAGCGGACCTTCCCGGTTAGGTTCCCGGTTCGCTGTTATCTGCGATCCCCTGCCCTACTGCCTGGGATGCTTGGGTATTTCGACTACGACGAAGACGAAGACAGGGGGAAAATCTGTGTTGCGGACAATCTGGAACTGGATGCGATGCTGGACACCTGCTGCGAGGAGTGGGCGCACGCCCGCACAAACGACCTGTGCAGTGACGACGAGGACCCCCACCACAACACCTTCTGGGCCGAGTACGGCCGAATTGTCATGGCCGCGAGGGGAGTCGAATGGTGATCCCTACTCAGAGTGGATCCCGCCGGCCGGCGACGACCCGTACCGGGCGATCTGCGACGAGCTGTACCGCCTCCTGACCAGGAAGCGTGGGTACTACGGCTGCCGTCAGGACCCCCTGGAAAACGCCCTGGGCGTGGAGCAGGACGGCATCGCAGCCTGGCTGTATCAGGTCGCCAGGGTGGGAGAAAAAACCCGCCGGCTCCGGGGCCCCCTCAGTGCAATAGATAGACAGAAGACTTTGATGGATATAGCCGGCCACGCGGTGGTCGCAATAGCGTGTGAACGTAGGAAAGGGGGTGATCAAAGTGGTTGACAAGTTCCTGATCGTCAAGTGGTTATTGAGCCACGTCGGTGTGCTGAAGGAGCTGTCCGCGATCGTCGCCCAGTGGTCTGAAGTAACGACCCTGGCCGAGCGGTTGGAGATCGTCTACGCCGTGGCGAAGGCGCTCCTGCCCGTGATCGACACGTTCCCTCTGTTTACCGCTCAGGCGATCAGTGAGGAAGAGGGGGACCAGATCATGGTCACGGCCCAGGCTGCGGCCGGGATCCCCATCCCGGTGCTGGTCAGCGTGGTGGTGCCAATCGTCTCAGCGTTGATTCAGCTGATCCGGAGCAGGTGATGCTGGTCCACCTGCCACCCTACCGCGTTGAGGCCGTCGCCCATTCTCTCACGTCCGGGGAATGCGACTGGGGTATCTCCGCGTATGGCATCCCTGCCCTCTGGACCAAGCACCAGGGGGCAGGGGTGCGGGTGGCAGTGATCGACACGGGCGTGGAGCCCGGCCATCCCGGCCTTGCTGGGGCGGTGAAGGAACACAGAAACTTCACCCGGGACGAGAGCCCGTATGACACCAACGGGCACGGCACGCACGTGGCAGGGATCATTGCCGCCCGTCACGGCATGAAGGGTGTGGCGCCTCAGGTCGATGTGATCTCCTGCAAGGTGCTGAACAACTCAGGCTTCGGCTCCATGGATGCGGTGGTCCGAGCCCTGGAGTATGCGGTGGAGGCCGGCTGTTGCATTGCTGTCCTGTCACTGGGATCGCCTGTTACCTCTGAGCGGCTGGCGCTCACGTGTGAGAAGGCGTACAGGGCCGGCGTAGCCCTGGTCTGCGCCGCCGGAAATGACGGCGGGAAAGTTTCGTATCCGGCAGCCTATACCAATACGATAGGGGTAGGCGCAGTTGACCGGGATGGCAACGTGTGTGAGTTCTCCTGCCGTGGCAAAGAGATCGACGTTGCCGCACCTGGGGAACACATCACCAGCTGCTGGGTTGGAGGCGGGTATGCGACTCTATCTGGCACTTCCATGGCTGCGCCATTTGTGGCTGGGGTACTGGCCCTGGCTGTGTGTGAATGCGGCAAGGAGCATGTAGCCCGCCATGCCGGGAAGATCCTGGCGCAAACCTCCATGGACAGGGGCCAGCCTGGACATGACAACGACTTCGGCTGGGGCCTCATCAATCCCGCTGCCATCCTGGACGGAAAGTGCAAGGTGATCCTATGACGTTGCAGCAGATCGCAGCCGTTGTCGCGGCCGGCATTGTGGCCCTGGTGTACCTCTGGCCGCTGCTTCAGAAGCAGGACATGCGTGCGATGGTGAAGCACGGCGCCGCCATCGGAGTGATCGCCGCCCTCCTGTTGGTGTTCCGGCCCGCAGCCGCTCCGAAGCAGATGCCACCCGTTGCAGTGGCCATGCGGCCTGCGAGCAAGTCCGACCGGGAGATGGTGTACCAGTTCTACCGGGCGCTGGCTGACGTGGTGGAGAGAGACGACAAGTACGTCACCACCGTTGGGAAGTTCAGGGACATTCACTCTGCCAGCCTGGACCTGGCGTTTGACAAGACCGACCTGAAGGGCAAGTACGTCGGCCTGGATGTGGCCATCAACGACACGCTGGTGAACGCCATCGGCCTAGAGAATGTGGCGCTTGCCCCTGAGAAGCGATCGGCCCTGGTCAAGGCCCTGCGGGGGATAGCCGATGCCGCCAGATGAGCTGTTCGATTCCCCGGAGGAACTGGTCCGTGCCTACCAGGCCGGCGGATTCCAGGGCTACGTGCCGAGCGAGAAGGACCGGGAAGAGTTCCTGGCCAGCAATCCCGTTCGGTACTTCACTGCACCCGCCAGTGGAGCAGGCAAGCGTGCGTTGCTCTGGGGCTACGTGTTGCAGCTGGACAAGACTGCGTTCAGCGAAAGGCAATCGGTTGGCGACTGTGTTTCCCACGGCAGTCGCGGCGCGCGTGACTGTGAACGTGCCGTCAGCCTGCTGCTGAAGGGCGAGGCGGAGGAATGGTTTGCCCGCACGGCAACCGAGCCCACCTACGGGGCGCGTGGTCATGGTGGTGAGGGCATGTCACCTGCCCGGGCCAGCATGTTTGAGAGGGACGTGGGATTCTGCCCGCGTGAAGACTACCCAGGCATCGCCAACCTGTCGGTGTATGACGGTGGGCTGGGTGCGAAGTGGGGCCGGCAGGGTGGCACACCAGCCGCCGTGCAGGAGCTGTGCAAGCGGAACAAGGTGGGCACCATCGCCAATGTCCGCACGGTAGAAGATGCCATGGCCGCACTGGCCAATGGGTATGGGATCCACTCCGGGCAGATGGCCGCGTGGAGCAACAAGCCCAACGCCCAGAACTACCACGCCCGCGTGTCGCCCGGCTGGGCCCATGATATGGCGACCGTAGGCTATGACGACACCAAGGAACACTGGCCCTTCACGGTGTTCTTCATTGCCAATAGTTGGGGCCGATGGAATACGCCCGTGCCTGATTGGCCGGCGTCGTTCCCGCCCCAGGTCCCGGGCATGATCGTCACCAAGGTGGATGACTGGGCCACCTGTGTCCGCAGTGGTGACTGCTGGGCGTACTCCGATGTGCAGGGCTTCCCGGCCCGTGCATTGCCGGACCTGGGATCGATACGGAGGATCTGATGTTCTGGTGGACAGACCATACGCCGCAGTACACAGCCATCGTCGCCACCCAGGCTGCGCTCCACAGCCTGAGCGACATGGCACCCACGCCTGCGCCCCCTAAGCCCCCGCTGCCCAACTGCCCGCAGTGCAAGGGCAGTGGCCAGATCAGGACGGGAGACAACCAGGGCTGGACGGCATGCCCATGCACAGAGCGTGCGGCATGCAACTGCCCGGCTACCAAGGGGGGAGCATGCACATGCGCAATATGCCCAGATGGGAAGTGCAGCCTGAAACGCTGATCAGGCTGACCGCTTTCGGAGAGGGCGAGGCGTGGGTGTATCAGTACCATCCAAGCCTGTGGCGTGTCGCCGTGAAGCGGATCATGGACGACTTCAGGCGCGAGAAGATACCGGAGGCGGCAGCCAGTGGGCTCGTCTCCATGATCGCCAGCGGAGCGACACATGCACACTGATCAGCTGCTGGCGTTCATTACAATACTCATTGCCGTGGTCCCCTGGGCCATGAGCATCCACGCCAAGGTGGCGTTGATCGCTTCTGCTATGGAGGGCCTGCCAGAGCTGGTCCGGGAAACCCGGGCCAAGCTGGACCAGCATGAGACGGCGATCAAAGCTCTCCAAAAAGCAGCAGTTGCTCGTCACTGAATACCACCACATGGTGGTCACCGCAGCTAAGTACTTCCTCGCCAACCGACCACCGTGGCAGAGGCAGGCGTTGCTGGGTGACATAGAGGGCGAGGGTTACCTGGCCCTGTGCCGAGCAGCCAGGACCTACGATGCCAGCCGGCTGCCGTACCCCAAACGGTACTTCGCCCAGGCGATTTTGAACGCCCAGCTCAAGGCCATCCGCCGGCTGACACGCTCTCCCGGCGAGCAGGTAGCCATGTCAGACCCGGCCGCCCGCGAGGAGGAGTCGATCGACCACATCCAGGATGCGATCGACAGCATGCCCATCCAGGATCAGGCCATGGCCCAGGCCCGGCTGGTCAATCGCTACCGCATCATCGACATGGCCGAAGAGTTCAACCTGAACATTCGGTCTGCATCGATAGCCGCCGAGAGGCTAGCAAGGAATGCGGCCCAACGATTGGGAATCCTTTCCGAGCGGCAAGCTCCAGACCGGAGATGTCGTAAGGGCTGTAGTGAATCCCCTTCCCGCGTTCCGCCCACCGCTTCCCCGGCTTGCAGATCCGCAGCGTCCAAAGGCGATTCCAAATCTGCCGCAGGGAAAGGCCCTCGTCCCGCCACTTCACCACGCGCAAAGCCAGGTCCCGCTCCTGCTGGCAAGGGACGAACGTCGCGCCCCGGCCAGGCTTGTCCCGGACCCAGCCGTAAGGACGCTGGTTCACAGGCGTCCCGCGGGAGTAGAGGAACCGCAGGCACTCCTTCGTCCGCTGGGAAATCATCTCCCGCTCAAACTCAGCGAACGAAGCGAGCTGGTGGAAAAACATCCGGCCGGCGGGGGTAGCCAGGTCGATGCCTAGATCCATGATGATGGCCCGGATGCCCCGCTGCTGCCATATCTGAACGGTCGCACTGGCATCGGCCACGGACCGGAACACACGGTCCACCTTGTTGAAGGCGATGGCATCACCAGGATCCAGCACATCCCACAGGATCCTGCCCTGCGGCCGGTCCTTCAGCGGGATGCGTGCCGTCACGTCCTCGTCCACGTAGACATGCTCCAGTGGCAAGCCCTCCTTGGCTGCCAGTTCCTGGATGCGGGCTATCTGGTTTTGTACTGAGTTGTCCTGGTCGTTGGTACTTACCCGCACATAGCCATAGAGCCTGCCCATCAGTCCCTCCGCGACACAACCCAGAAGATCAGGAAAACTCCTGCCGTACCCATGAGGAAGTCAATCATTGTCCCTCCTGAAATGCGGGTGCTTGGTGTGAAACTCCTCCAGGCACCGACGCTGATGCTCATCACGCACCTCGGCCGACTCAGGGACGTAGCCATCAGGCAGCGGATGCTGGGCCATGAGTTGCCAGCCCTCCGGTGGTGTGATGTCGGCAAGCGTGGAAGGGTCTGTGTCGCAGCCCTCATGCTCAATGACCGACACGGCTGCGTCGTCTGACAATGCAGTGATGTCGATGGGCGTGCCGCATACAACACGCTTGCCGTCACGCTCCTCCACCTGCACATAGAACACCTTGAACTCCCACTCCGGTGGCTGCTCCGTGATGCACCTGCCGATGATGTATTCCTGGTACTTCTTCATGTTGCCCTCTGCTTCGGCAGCCAACGGGAACGACGCAGGAAATCACGGGCTGCCATCCGCATCTCCTTCGCCACGGCACGGTCGTCGGGACGCATGTCCCGCAGTAGGGCGATGGCAGACTCACTGTCCGGCGAGCCCATGAGGGAGTGTACGCACTCCAACCAGACCACCGTCATGCCTGCCATGACCAAGTTGGAAAGACCACCGCCAATGGCCGCATTCCTGCGGTACATGCCCGCATACAGGGTGCGGAACTGCTCACGGAACTCGTCCGCCACCTGCAACGCAGCATGGTGTTGGCACGTGTCGGCATCGATGTCATCGAACTCCATGGGAACCTCACTTGGGGAAAACGCTTCCGAACACGCCGCTCACTGGCCGCAACCGACTTCGATAGTAAAGGTCAGCGGAGTGTACTCCACCGTGACCGGGGCCGGCAGACACAGCTGCGCCCGGGGACGAGCGGCAATGCGCCTGAGCTTGGGCGTGGCAATGCCCTTCCTCTTGAGCTGGTGCCGCCGTCTGTACACAGACGACAGCTTGATGCCCAGCAGATCGGCCACAGCCTGCACGCCACCGCCGTCGGCGGACGCAATGCGACAGGCTTCCATGAACTCACCAACGTCGAACCGCAGCATGGCTCACTCCTTGCCAGGGGGAATAGGGTGGCGGCCCCATTGCCGCCACCCACAGAGAACACATCAGACCGCCAGCATGCTGCTGGCACACTCCGAATCGACCACGCCGTGCAGCCGCTGCGTCCGGCCGGTCAGGTCGCCGTAGTCCTTCAGGATCTCGGTCACGCAGTTGAAGTAGCTCCACAGCGTGGGCTGTGCGAACTCCTCATGGCGGGGACTGTCGTACTCACGCAACACCGGGGCGATGGCCGCCGCCGGCATGGCACCGGAGCGGTACGTCCGCAGCACAAGGTCATGCAGGTGCGGCAGTCCGCGTACCTCCGTGGCCTTGTAGGCTTCGATCCGCTTGGCCTGCTGGCCACGCTTGTCGATCAGCGTTGCCACGCCCTCGTTGACAAGGCGGGGCAGCCGCTCCTCCACCCACCGGGAGTGCTTGGTACGCACCACCACCTCGGCGGAGAACGCCAGGTTGTCACAGACGAACACACGGGAACCCAGGCAGAACGACACGGGGAACGACTTGTCATGGCTGTTGCGGATGCCGATGACAGTGGCGTAGTCCGTGCCGCCGGCCAGCGTCAGCACGCCGAACATGCGGTTGCCCTTGTTGGCGAGGGCGAAGGAACTGTCGGTGATGGGCAGGCCGGATTGCAGGATCGTCTGCTCCACCAGATCGACCACACGGGAGTGCGGCACGGGCTGATGGGTCAGCGTGGCAGCGGGCAGCGGATGGGAATCCAGATCATCACGGCCGACATGATGACCACCGGCATGAACTACGAGACTCATGGGAACCTCCTACAGGGAAAAGAAAAAGCCCGGACGGCACACGCCGCCCGGGCTCCGGGTGGACGGTACTGCACAGGGGTACAGTACCACGTTCAGGTTGGAATCGACTACTCAGCGTCCTCCAAAACAGGCAGGGTTTTTCGCAGCTGCGTCAGGTCATGCAGATACAGGGTCAGGTTGTCCTCATGCTCAGACGGGACGCGGTGGTAGTGCCGCCATTCCGTGAGCTGATCTTCCACCCGTGCCACCTCCGCGTTCAGTACGGTGGCCAGGGTTTCCACATCCGTGTCAGTCATAAACAGGGTCGCCATCCGTAGCCTCCACGCGGGTCCAGTTGTCACCTTCCTCACGCACCAGGCGGATCCCCAGCCACAGCCAATCCTCGGAAGGGCTGCTGCCGAAGGTCTCACCCAGAACCAACTCACAGCCACCGTCGTCCGCACCGATCCAGACGCAGGAGTGGATGCTGTTATGGGCAAACCAGAACTGCTCATCCGGTGTGATGTTCCGGCCCCACGTGATCAGCACACGCCTGCCATCCTTCAGTTTGGCCTCACCGATATCGCAGCACCCCGTGGCTACGCCGTAGGGCAGCGATCCGATACGCCTCTTACTCACGGCCTGCACCGCAGACGAATCGCACAGGCCAAACCCCATCACCTTGGTTTCAGTCGTCATCGTTCACTCCGTTGAATAACTGGACAAGCCGAACAGCCTCATCGTAACTATCGAAGTCCTTCAGGTGATACACCTGTATCACGGGTGGGCCCAATGCAGCCGCGATAGCGTCATCACTTAGCCGTGCGTACACGCCCCAGAAAGTGGTGCCACCCAGCCTGTCCACGGCAGACCGGGCTTCGGCCATGGTCTCAAACGCTTCGACCGCGTACCCTCCTTCCGTGTCCGGCGTTTTGGCACACGGACTGATCTCCCAGCATGCAATGGGAGCAATGGGATTGGTGTTGACTATGAATGTGCGGTTCACTGGTCCCTCCCTTTGGCAACGTCCCTTTCACGGTAACGCAGCATGCCATTCCGTGCGTCTTCCCTGGTGTTGTACTCACCCAGCAGCGACGACACCCCGGATGCCCGCAGTGTGCTGTAGAGTTCGTAGATCATCTGACCGATGCGCTTGTCGTACACCTCTTCGATGCGGTAGGTGTACTCGCCCGGTCCCATGTAGCACTCAGCCTCTGCTAGTTTCTTAGGCATCACGCAATCTCCAGTAGGTTAAGGATGTCGGACATGACAGACTTCTCATGGCGATACTGAATGGCGCTGGGATCGTCGGCACCGCCCAGCCTCTCAGCGAACTTGATGTCTTCATCCAGCCGGTCGCACTCATAGCCAATCACAGCCCGCAACTCCTCGGCCTGCTCGTCGGTCAGTTCAATCGTTGGCATTGGCCTTGCTCCTTGACTTGCGCCGCCATCGGACCATCGCATCGGCCAGGAGATACGCTTCCTGAGCGATCATGTCGTTGGTGTAGTAACTGGATTCAGTTGTCTGCCATTGGGACAGAGCAATGGACGCCGCAATCTGCCCGGCAAACCAATCACGCAGGTCCATGCCCGGGTTCTGGCCTACCCGTTGCTCGTCCATGTACTCGTCAGTTGGGAACGCTCGCATCACTCGTCCTCCTCCTCGGCTGACCAGTCGATGAAGAAACCTTCACCACCGCACTTGCTGCAAAGCCGGATGTCACCACCGACGATGTACTCCCCAGGGACAGCGGGCGGGCGTGGAGGGCAGCACTTGGGGCATGGTGCAATTTCGGTCAGCCGTTGCCGGGCCGTTTCATAGGCGTCAAACACTTCTAAAAGATCATCCGAGAGTGGCATCACTCCACCTCCACAGTGCTATCGGTTTCGATCCACACCCTGGCCCCGCAGGACAAAGGCCTGTCCGGGCTGTACACCACCACGCAAGGGCCGTCGATCTTCACCCGGTGTGCGTACTGGTTGGAGCAGTAGGTCTTCACCGTGAGAACGGGCAGCCTTTCGCCTGTCTTCTGGTTGCTTCTGATCTTGTGCTGGTTGACGTGAACTATGGTCTTCATCTGCCCAAGTCCCTCCGGGTCCGCGTTGCTTCGGCATGGCCCAGCCCATGTCCTCCGGCCGTCGTCCCAAAAACTTCCTGCACTCACGGCAGTAGGTGGCAATCCAACCGGGGCGCATGGATGACGGCCGGTCAATCCACACGTGATGCCCCCATTCACAGGGCATGTGTACCTCCGTACAGGTGCGGGAGTGTACAAGAAAAAACCCCTGCCGGGTACTTACGCTATTTTTCCCCGGCAGGGGCCACCACGGAGAGGCGAACCTCCCACGTATCGGAATCATACGTTGGAGGTAGTGCGTCTGACAATCTCCTTCCGGAATCTCACGGCAGGCCGCAGTGCCACGGCATCGTCATCGATGACCGCACCGAAGTCGGTGAACTGGACATCGCACGCCCGCACCAACGCCCGCACCGCAACCGACTCTGGCAGGCTGAACAGGGCGGACAACTCACCGGAGAGCAGCCGCACTTCCAGCTTGGTCTTGCCCCGGCAGTCCGGCAGCATTGCCCGCAGGTCATAGCCCTCATCATGCATGATGTACCGCATCTGCCACCTCCCTTGTGTTGCGATTCGCCATGATCTCGGTCACCTTCTTCAGCCACTGCTTGCGGCTCAGGGTCAGGACGTTTGTGCCCAGCCCCACCCACCGCTCCACCATCCGCCGCACCTCGGCCGGCGTCGTCTTGTCCGGGATGTAGATCGCCTCGGTTGTCTTCCGCTGGTAGAACATCCGCCATACCCACTCGTCCACGTTCTTCTTGGTGATCTCCCCCAGGTCTACGGCGAGGGCCGACCACACCAGCATGTCCCTGGCATGCCTGTCCTCATCGTCCTTGGGCAGAGGCGGATCGCAGCGGTTTGTAGTCCAGTCAAGGCTCATCACTCCCTCCCTTCTGCATGTTGCACTACCTGTTCCAGTTCCAGTTCCCGTGAGTGGGTGGTGCGGTCATATTCCACGCAGTCCGTGCCGCTGATCCGCTCCACAGTCCATGACTCCATGTGTTTGGTCGTTTCGTCCGGGTTGTGGGGCATCAGGCGACCCAGTTGACGCACGGCATCGACCGGGTCAACGCAGTCACGCATGACGATCGACAGTTGGATGTAGTGGTAGGGCATTGCGTTCGGCATCACTCGTCCTCCTCTTCGTCCTCTTCCTCTTCGGCAGTCTTCTGCCCGGCCTCGGCTATGAGTGTCTTAGCCTTCGCCACCGCAGCCTCCAGGCACTTGCGATCACCGTGATGGCAGGCGTAGTCAAGCAGCAGAACGCAGTGCAGCAGGTCCGGTGCCGCTGCAATGAGGCGGGCATCGCCCTCCCAGTCCTCCTCTTGTGGCGTGGCACCGTCACGCATCACGCACACCACCTTGCCGTCGCTGCCGTGAATGTCGCCCTCGTTGTCACCCCAATGGTGGACCTCCCACGGTCCAGGTGTATGTGCCATCACGCATCCTCCGGTTCTTCGTAGTCCCCGGCCTCCCAGTAGCACGGCGCCACTGGCTCTCCAGTGAAGTGAGCGATAGCCTGCTTCGCCCGCAGAATGATGTCGCGTTGTGACCGGGCGTTCATCCCGGACCGCTCATGCCATTCGGTGTCGTATTCATACTCCTCCAGCATGTCAGCCAACGCACTGTGCAATTCGCACGCGGCAGACGGATTGGTAATGCCCATCACTCCCTCCCTTCTGCTTTGGCAATGACTGACTTGCATCGACTCAGAACTTCGTATCCGTAAGACCCCTGCTCACTACTGCCTTCGTCATAGTGGACAAGTTCCCGTAGGGCAGCCAGCATCTCCGGCGCAGCGGCGATGAGGCGGGCATTGGCAATGTGATCACAGTCCCATGGCACATAGGCCACCAGATCACCGCGGTTGCCGTCTGCCTGGAACTCTTCCTTGCTGCGGC